GTGTGACTTCACTACCTTCACCAATTCCTGTAACTTCGTGTAGTCCTAATATTTCTTTTTCAGGCTTAAACCGAACAATGTCACCTAATCTGAATCTCAATTTACTTCCTCCTTTCCGACACACTTTGGGTCAAAGACGACCCTTATCGGATCGCCTCGTTTAACTCTTATAGTAGAGTCGCTAGTACCACCACTAAGCCGATGAAGGCCAGTGCGAATACGAGCACCATAATTCCGAATTTCGCTACCAAAAACCCAAGTACAAATATACCAACGACCATAAGAATAACTCCGATAATTACGATAAACACTAACTGTTCCATAGAATCCTCCTGCATAATTTAGTCGTAAGACGACACTAGTTAAATTCGATTTCAGTTGGTTGTAACTGTGTCCATGTTTCGGTCAGCGCTTCTAAAAGCAGGTGTTTAGGTACTACTTTCAATATTTCTTTCTTTACCGCTTCTCGCCTACCTTCCCACGCTAACACTCTCCAACCATAATCATCAGTTAATTTCGCGCCTAAAAACTGTGGTTTTCTTTTACCTTTTGGAATATAACCTACATCGTCAATCAATAATTTGTTGTCTCTAAAGAGAATCCTTATATCGTACTTATTGCCGTATTCATCCTTTTTGAGAACGTGCCAATTCTGCATTTAATCACTCCCTGTGCGTCGTCTTTTGTGTCAAGGCCGTCTAGAAGATATCCGTTGCTTGACGTGGCCTTATGATGCCATCGTTAGGGCAGAACTCAACATCACATTCCGTGCCAGCACCTCCGTACCGCGCCTTAAGGATACCGGCGATGCCCTTACCGCGACGTCGTCCTGTCTTTTCATCTTTCCAGGTGACACTGGCCCAACCGAATACGAAGGAGGAGTCCTGGATCACTGCGATGGATTCTGAATAGTCGTCTAAGGTCGGCAGTACGAGCTCGGTAATGCCTTCATCGTCTTCTTTAATTTTCTTAAGGTAAGCACCGTTTGTCTGGTACAGCAGCACGATCACTACGCCTAATTTGGCTGCCAATTGTTTTAGCTGACGAGAGAAGGTGGTTTTATCTTCCTTGGATCCCGACTTGAATCGTAGTAACGAGAATTGGTCAATGACAATGACGTCAGCCTTGCTCTGTTCAGCATCGTACTGGATCTGCTCGAGCGTTAATCCTTTCGGCCAATCCTGTGCCGTCTTAATAATTAGGTCGGCCTTACCGTTGCCCTTACTGAACTGTTTCAGATACTGTAAGTAGTCGTGCTCGTCATCAAGTTCACCTGTCCATAGCCCTTTATTAGAGAAGCCAGCATCGAGCGTATCTAATCGGAATTCGTTCTCTGGCTTAGACATCTCACCGGACTCAACGAGCACCTTAAAGCCAGCCTTATGCGCGACTAATCCTTGTTTCAAACCTAGCCACGATTTTCCCATTGATGTTGACGCCATGATCGCGCACACATCGCCGCGCTCGGCACCACCGGTTGCTTGCGTAAACTCGTCAAAGAAGAAGGGGATCTTGACACTGAAATCTTGCGACTGTCGACGCTTGTACTCGGCCTCACGGTCATCCCCATTGACAGCCCAGTTGGATCCGTTCTTGGTTCGTGCTGATGCTTTCTTCTCGAGGCGCTCCATATGCTTCTTAAATTCGTCCTGGATCTCGTAACCATCTTTCTCACCGAACAGTGCCGCCAACTTTTTCAAAGTGTCCTTTTGTTCTATCTTTAGGTTACGCTCTGCCAGCTTCATACACAGTGTATCGATGGACTCCGTAACTTCCATGGCCTCGAAGTCATCGCATGCAGCAACGACACTTTCCAGAGAGGGGAGCTCACTGTATTTTTCTAGATGGTCGATAATGAAATCGTACGCCGCACGTTGCTCCTGGAAATGGTAAGGCGAGTTCAAAGCATGTCGTTGTAAGGCGTGATAATCACGAGTGGCAATCAAGGCATTTAATAGTAGTAACTCAATCATATAGGCTTCCTCCGATCCTTACCTTTGTACTCCATCGGGATCGTCATGCCGCTGATCCGACTCGTGATGCGCCCTATAGGGTCGATGTGCTCTTTGAGCTCCGGTAAGGTTAAATTACTGCTAATTAGGGTAGTGCGTTCGTTATCATACCTAGCTCCGATAATCTCTGTTAGGCGTTCCCGGGCCCACTCTGTCGGCTTTTCTGCACCGATGTCATCGAGAATTAATAGGGGAACCCTACGTGCTAGGGATAACTTTGACGCCCAAATGATCTGCTCGGCTGGATCGTCAAACCCACGTTTCAACCCAGCCAGTAACTCAGGGACGTTTAGGAACAGAACCATCTGAACTGAACGTTGACCGGTTCGTAACGCTGTTTTGGAGGCCTCAACGATGTAGCTCATAGCCAGGGCCGCAAGGGCAGTGGTCTTACCGGATCCCGTGTTGCCGTGTAGATACAGCCCTTGACCGGCTTTAACACGTTGAATGATGTTTTCGTTATATGTCTTTAGTGCCGCAAGTCGAATTGTATCTTCCGGTAAGGACTCTATCGTGAACTTACGGTGCCGCCTCGGGATCCCGGAGAGTTCGGTTTGATACCGTAACTCAACGAACAGGGGACAGCCACTGCCGCAAAGGATGTTATGCTGCTTGCAAGTGTGCCGTGCTGGGCAGACCTTAGCGATCTTTTCGTCCATCAGACTCCAACTCCTTGATGCGTTTATTGGCACTTTCAATTACATGACTCTGTAATGTGGTCATTGCATCTAACAATTCCAACTCACCAATCAACCAATCCATATCTTCAAAGGACATGCGACCACGTTTACAGTTGGCTTTGATTTGCTTTAGACGTTTAGTAGTTTCGTTCATTACGCATTCACTCCTTCGACTTTGAGACCCATAATGGTCAGTGTGGTACGCATAACCGCCTGTTCGTAGAGCTTCGTACTAGGGGAGCTATAGTACTCACGGAGCTTTTCCTCAGGAGTCATCTCGACAATATAACCGTAAGCCAGTGCATCAAATACCTGTTCCATATCACGATTGAAGTGTTGGTAAATCAACGTGCTATTTTTGCCAATATCACCATTTTGCTGAATGGCTTTTAATGTTGCTGATTTCGTATCGTGTATTTTCAGCATGTGTTCTAATGCCTCTGCTACATTTTTCGGTACTAATACTGGTGCCTTCATTACTCAATCCCTCCAATGTTCCAATGCTTATCGTAAGCCGCGAATACATCCTCGCCGTCTTCACTCGTGATCACAACATCTGCATCGTTGGCCGCTTCCAGGTTAGCTCGTGCCATCGGTTCTGCTTGAGCTGCCAACCACGACACTAACGCACCCAAGGTAGGACGTGCGAACTGTGCAGTCTTCCATTTGGTCGGATATAGGCGAATGACAACATCCATGATTGCTTTAATCATCTCGACGTCAGCACCGTAACGTGACGCTAGGGTACGGACATGGCCTTTTTCCTTACCGAAGTTAGTGACTTGGTACGGAGCACCATAAGCATCGTGATACTTCTGCAACCAGTAATCGAACAACTCGTTAGTAGGGGAGACCTTGGTTTGTTTCTTTTTGGGTTTCAATAAAGGAGTGGTGCCGCGCTTTACTTTGATCGCAGTAACCTCATAGGAATAACCTTCGGCTGTGCGAACTGCACGGACTAATGTTTCATCACCAACTCTGAAGTCCTGGAGAGTCTTGATGTGCCGCTGTACGAATTTCAACGACACTCCCAGTAGCTCGGCCATTTCCGCATGTGTGATGTTCACTACGGAATCAATCGCCATAAACCGGAGGCCTGAGTACAGGAACCAAGCTTCTTTGCCTACAGAGTTAATTGCTTCAATTGCAGTGGATTGTTCTAATTCGACCATGACTATCGCTCCTTACATATTTGTTTCTGATAGACAGTCCGGCCCAATTGGGGATTTGTAACGCAGAAATAAAAAAAAATCCGCATCCCGGAGTAGGGGACACGGATCATCGTTATTTGATTTCAAACAAATCTTCGATAAAGAGAAAATTGACAACTGCAAATTTGTGTATTTCTTCAGAAAAGTAAGCATGAAAGATTCCGGCTTCAATTCCGTCAAATTTCTTAAATGTATTATTTTTCTTATCGTAAACTCTTAATATAACATCTACTTTTCCTTCCATTCTGCCTAAAGTGCCTACTGGTTTTTTCGATTTTTCTTTACTTCTAGGGTTTATAGACAAAGCGATATAGTAGTCATCTCCATAAAGTGTTGGTTCTTCATTCTTAACATAATGCACAGGCTTAACAGCAAACATTAACGGATTATTCTTACAGTACTGTTTAAACCCATCCAGACTATTTTCATACTTTTTCATTAAAACTCCTCCTAGGATAAGATACGTAATGCTTCGTTTTCAACTACGATTTGGTCTTCGCCACGTCGATTAAACGTATAGATGCCTTTGTACTTTGGATTCTTATAGATGACTTGGACGGAACTATTGTGGAACTGCACCGGCTTTTCTGGAGTCCAGCGCTTTGGCTTATAACCGTTGTCGTTCAGATAGTCCGCGATCTTACCGAATGACAGGTGGTTCTGGTCTTTGAGACGGAAGATCAACTCAACGATTTCTTTTTCGGAATCATCTACCTCTAACGTTTTCTTACCGTCAACCATCACTGACTTGTAACCTAATGCGATTCGACCAGAGGCATGCTGGCCACGCTCGGCCTTTTGAGTGATGCCGTCCATAGTACGCTCAGTGATTACAGAACGTTCGAACTCGGCAAAGCCTCCGATGATCTGGAAGAACAAACGACCTTGAGCCGTGCTTGTATCGAATTGGTCTTTGATGCTGATTAGAGCACAGTTATTCGGTTCGAACATATCATCGTGAATAATCAATAACTCTTTCAGATTACGTGCAAAACGATCTAGCTTAGTAGAGATAACACCATCGAAGCCACGATTAGGATCCTTAAGGCTGTTTAAGATGTTCATGAACTTCTTACGCTTCTCGATAGATGATCCGGACTCAGCCGGTTCCTTTACGATGTATAGTAACTCCCAACCCATGGCTGCACAATAGTTTTCAATGGCAGCGATCTGTACTTCCAGGCCGCCACCATGCTTCTTTTGTTCCTCCGTTGATACACGTACATAACCGATAACCTTTTTAGTTTCCATGTCGATAACCTCCGTTATATGTATTTGCTAATGTCTTCATTATACTCGACGACAAGTAAACACGTCAACGGAAAACTGTCGACAAGTACATATTTTATTGTTCTAACCAGTTATAGAAGGGGACTGATCCAGTTGCTACAGGTTGCTCAGTTTCTGAATCATCCACTGAAACTTCAATTTCTGCATTCACATACGTAGTAATAAACCATGGTACTAAGTTACCCACGTTCTTTTTGTTTTTCTTATACTTACCAAACGCACTTTTAACTGCTCTCAATGACACAGTCTTTATTTCTTTCTCATCAAATAGAATAGTAGCGACATCTTCACAAACAGAAGAAGGGAAGTTGGTCACGGATTCAATTGATAGTTTCATAGATTCAATTCGAACCAAACGATAATTTTGCATGCGCTTATTATAATCTTCTTCTTCTAAGTTCTTTGTAAAGACCTCTAAGGACTTCTTAGGTAAGATGCTGTCAATTTGACGGATTGGTTCACGGCAATCTGACGGATTGGAATCTGTCATTTTGACGGATTGCTCAACCACGCATTCTGTCAATTTGACGGATTGCTCAACGGCGCTTCCCATCATTTTGATGGATTGCTCTACATCAACGTTTTCAGCTGTTTCCTCACCTGTTAATACTGTGGATAACTTTTCGTAATTGATTGTGTACCACTTAGTACGATCCGTTTTCATCTTGTTGAAACTTCCTGACCGTAGAATACCTTGTTTTTCCAGTTTCTTGAAAGTACGTTCAATTGTACTAGCTGACCAGAAAGGGAAGTCGGACTCTTGCCACTCTGGGTAACTGTTATATGTCCAGAACGTACCCTCAATCCATGAACGATCATCTGCACGATCTTTTTCTTTTACGGTTTTATATTTGCCTTGGATATGGAAGTGAACCTGTTGAAGTACGATTGCCTCGTTAAGACCGAGCCTGGTAGCTAACTCCTTACGGATCAGTAACGGTGCTTCGTTGAATAATAAGCCTAATAATGAAGTGTCTTTGTCTGTGATTTGCATGTGACTTGCTCCTTTAAGTAAATTGCACCAGAACAAGAGTCGAGTGGGGTTGATAGGGGAGGTAGAAGCGTGTTATAATAAACGTAAATAACGAATACTATAACTACAGACTAGTCCCTTTGTTGCGACTTACTCTGTTTGTACCTCGACTATCAACTGCCAATTGATGGTCACGAACTAAAACCGGCTGCCAACCTGTTTTTGCTTCGTTCGGTGCGATATTTTTTTGTTTTTGTTTTTTTGTCTTTGTCTGTGATTTTTAAAGCTCTAGAGAAGCGCTGTCCTCGTCCCCAAGATGAAACAGCGTTTTTTCTTTTGTCTAAATTGTACCACCATTCGAGATAAATTGACAACGACTATTCGTCGGTAGGGTGGATGGTGATTCCTTTCCAGAACGGTTTCTTCCACCAATCTTCTACAGATGAGTGCTTAGCGATGTTATCCGGATTCGACAAGTAACTCCGTAGAGCTGCGTCTATGATCCGCGTCTGCTCACCTTTACGATTGGACGCTAATTCCTGGATGATCTCCAGGAGCTTCTCCTCGATATATACCGTTTTCCGGACGAAAGTGTCCGTGTACTTGCCTTCACGATTAATTTTTGGTATTTCTTCAGTCATTGTGATTCCTCCCATCTATATGTCCATTATACGGTACATGATGTGTACATGCAAACACAAAAAAAGACCAGACATTTCCGTCTGATCCTTTTGTCTATAAGTATGTACGTTGACACTCATCTATTATTTTTATTATATTTATCACTTTTTAGTATCTCATATATCTTACTATCGTCATCTTCATCATCGAATATTCCCACTTCATCCAACGCTTGCTCACGTCCATGTAGGTACCCTAGTATAAAAGATTGCTTTATCGTTATCTTAGTCCTAGTTTCTATTGTAAACTTATCAAATAGTTTAGCTGCTCTTTCTGATGAAGATTCTATTTCTAGTTTAGTCATCTTAATTATGTCTTCTGGCCTATTCACGCCTAAACCACCCCTAATAATTGGTATATTAGTTACAGTATAGACGACAAGTAAACACTTAGTCAACGGATTGTTCGTAAAAGTATTAGAAAACTTTACGAATAAAAAGAAAAAAGAGGGGAATTAACCCCTCGTTACTTGTCGACTAGTCATCCGGAAGACCTTCCCATTCGTGATGTTCCGTTGAACTTTCGCATTTCGGACACATACAGAAGGGGAGGACTTTCACGTCCAGGAACGTGTAGCCGCAATCTTTATTTTCACAAATGTATTCAATACACATTATCGGTTCCTCCTACGTACACTTAATGTGTACCTATGATTATTGTTGGATCGCTACCGCTGATGGTCGCACTAGGGAAGTCTTGCTTACTGGTGATGGATCGTTGCTCTACGTCATGGTGATGAGTGAAGGTAGGCTTCGACAGATCAGTGCTGGCTGACGACTTCTTCTTGGTGCCTTTGTTCCTGGAGAGATGGCCCTTGACGTGTACTCCGCGCTTGGTCGTGTATCCGCTAACCCAGTGATAACCGGCCGGGACAGTAACCTTGCTTCCTGACTCGTCTTGAACGGATCCTACAGAGGAGTCATCACTTGAACCGGTGTAATTAGCATCACCGCTGTTCAACGTATCCTGAGCCGAACTAGAAGTAGGGGAGTCAGAGTCGCCATCCTTATTCATCATTGCCGTGATCCCGTCCAAGGTTGCTTGGTCGTAGTGCTCGAATGTATCCTTTTCTGGAGGAAGCTCCTCATGAGGATTCTGTTTTGAAACCCATGCCCAGAACTGATCGTGGGACATATTGCTGACGGCTAACACTTCCTCATCCGCTTTGCTGAGATGATGAACGGCTGCAGCTTGCTGCTTATCTTTCTCGGTAATTTTCGGATCCTCAACGTGGTGACTCATGGTATACAGCGCCCAACCACCGATAGCTAAGACGCCAACTAATGTTTTAATCATAACGTAACATCTCCTTATGTGAAGTACCTAGACTTATTGTATTACTTGTCGACATCTAAAGTCAATGCCTATTTCGACAGTAGCTGAGAGATTGCCTCTAACGTTGACGCATCAGCTTTTACCAACTTAGCGACTAATTCGTTTAGATCCCCGTCACGCTCGATTGCTTGTCGAACAGTGTGTGGAACTCGCTTGGCTATCTTGAACAATTTAACCTCGCTGATCCGAAACTCACGAGCTATTTTATAGATCAGTTCATCCTGTGGAAGGTGGATCCCGTTTTCGATTTCCGATAAATACTTAGCGCTGACGCCAACCGCCTCACCAAGGCTTCTTAGTGAGTGAGCTTTACGTTCGCTTCGTAGCTTTTTTAATGCGCGACCAAAGCGTTTCTTGGTCTCCAGGAGCTCGTCGCCCCGATTTATTGCTGTAATTGCGCTGTGCTTCATTCCTACTTGCATCGGTTTTTCCTCCTTTAATTGTATGGGTTGGCGTGTAATTGAAACTACCTAATTTAATACCCATAGTGACCTCCTAATTGATATTGTCACGGACGCCTAACCGATAGGGGAGAGGCGTTTCGCCCATTAAGGGCTCATCAGCGTAACTATGCATGTGTGAATCCGATTATTGCCGCATTGGCTTCGGCTTCCGTATCGAACCGAGCTAGAAGGCGATCATCCTTGGCTTTCTCAGCCAGGACGACGACCTCCCACTTATTTAGATCGAACAGGTAACGTTTTGTAATCATTCTGAATCATCCTCCAAAATCTCATCTTCACAATTGTTGCAGCATTCCAAGATCGTGTAACCTCCGACTATCTTCGTATCAAAGAAGTCGGAAGTACAGCCGCAAAACGTACATTTATTCATTTGATTTAGCCTCCTTTAGAAACTGTTTTATTTCTTCGATGCTGATTCCTAGACGTTTCGCTTCGATTATCAGCTGTAACCACTGTTCATCAACTGTAGGAGTTGCTGGTGAATTACTCATGATATAAATTCCTCCCATTTGGCGTTGCCTTTGACTCTAATTTGTGAGCGAACAGAACCGGAATCATATTGGCTCCAATCGTGGAAGGCTTCTGCGCTGTTCTCATCGTCACATACCGCTGTGTAATATAGGTTGCCGTCATCATCCCAAGTACGGACTTGCATCTTACCGCCCTGGTAGTCACGTTCCTTGCCTTCATAGCTAGTGCCATAAACCGAAGTGCCGTATTTTTCAGCACGTTTCACGCTTTTTTCATAACCGTGGTCTTTGATAATTTTCCAGCCCATTATACTAACGCCTCCTGAGATAAAATTAATGATGTTGCCGCATCGAGTTGTAGCTCGACTCTTTCAACGATTTCGATTGATTCTTCAACTAAAACTATCATTTCAAATGGTGTCTTGATCACGGTGATTTCGATTGTGTGAGTGACTTCTAAAGTTGTTTTCATATGTAATGCCTCCAAGTAGTTTTAATGGTGTTGCAGACCATCGTACACACAATGTGTACTAGGTTTCGTCGATTAACGACTCTTCAGTGCAACTAGTAGGCAAGTAATCCTGCTCGTTTTGCTTCGTAGTAAATCCACTCTGAATCGTCCCAGGTGTAATCCTCTTTGAAGTCGTCTAATGTTGTTTCGAACACTACACGTAGAAGCTCCTTTAACCATTCCATAGGGACTGAGAATGTCGTGGAATCCTTTTTGTGGATTTCTTTGCCTTTGTAATAGGTAACTAACTTGATACGTTTAACGCCTCTCATCGCTCACACACTCCTACTAGAGCCCCGTGCTCCTGTGCTAGGACGTCAATGTCTTCCGTGTGGTCCCAAGTGAACTCGCCTAAAAACTGCTCCATTGTCCACTCGTAATTGTCTGCCGCAAATGCTCCCAGGAACGGTTTTGTAACTGCTACAATTTTGATGTGCTGAGTATCGGTTTCCTCGATGTAGGTACCGTAAGTTTCCACGCAGATGACGTTATCTAGGAAGCTATGAAGGGCGTTGTAAAGTGAGTTTGACGTTGTTTCACTCAAGACGCTATCTAAGTCGTTCAGCTTATCGTCAATATCCTTATCAGAGTTGATAACTTCTAGAGCACGATTAACATCGTCAATTTCTTGGTCTAAGATGGCGAAATCGATTAAACCGTCTTTACCGTCATCGCTCATAGCTTGAAGCTCTTGCTCCTTTGCACGGTAGATTGCTGATAATTGATTTTTTAAGTTTTCCATAGGTAAAACCTCCGAGTAATTTAGTTAGTGGGGATCCACAGACGCCCTAAGGCGTTTCGCTGTTTACAGCTCGTCAGTGTGGCTATCATCATCGCATGGCTGACCAGATTCGCACCTGGAGCCGCATACCGGACAGTATTCGTACATTATTCGTTCCTCCCTAGCAAACCGACCTCATCGTCGGCGAAGGTGGTCTTTGTAATTCGGATGGTGACGAAGTCCTCGCCTGACTTGGATACACCGTAGTGAAAGTATTTCTGTCTTTCTTGGTTGACTTCGTACTCAGTGTCCTCCCAATCTAACTCGCCGCCGCTGATGCAATTTAGGAACTCGATGCGTTGTGAATCGGCAAACAGGTAAGCGTTCGTCCAATGTTTGAATGACTTGACTTTTAAATCGCTGTGAGCACTCATATCAAAATTAGCTGTGACTGTGAAAAATTCCATTATTCGTTCCTCCCTAAAATAGCTTCGACTTTATCGAGCACCTGACGTTTTTCTCCGACTCGGATGTGTGTGTCGTCTTGCATGCACTGGCACTCCTCGATGCCATCCTCGCCGTCCTCGTAACCGCATGTGCAACCGAAGCTTTCAACCTCGCATCCGGTAGACTCGAAAGTCCCCATGAAGTCGACTGCATCGTCTAGCGCAAGACTTAACTCCTGTACTAATTCTAATAATTGTTCGTATGTTGGTTTCATAATGTAAAACCTCCTAGTAGTTGTGGTTTATCCACTGACGGGTTTCCCCGTTTCGTCCTCGCTAGGACTCGTCAGAGTGGCTATGCGTGTACTTCGACTAATTCATACAAGATGGACTCATCGAAAGTGGCTTTTAAATCGTTCACAGCTATTGGCAGTGAATCCGCTGTTATGTGGATGTGCTTGCCGGTACCTAACTTGAAAGTGAATGTTCTCATCGTGGTTCCTCCTAGTAAGATTTGATGAAATCCATGGCTTCTTCGATGCTTCCGCATCCGTCGTGCTCTGGGTAACGGCATCCTTCACCGTAAGCCCATTCATCCTTCGTGAAGACTACGTATGAACAATCAGAGCGATTTAATGCGATTACAAAACCTTTGTACTGTTTGACTTTTTTCATGTGAATGACCTCCTGGTAAGTTTTTTGTATTCACAGACGCCCCAAGGCGTTTCGCCGTCTTTACGGCTCATCAGTGTGACTATACTAGGATATATCCGAAAGTGTCTCGGACTATTAAGTTAAGCTCGTTTTCATCTTTTGCAGTGATGATGGCTTTTCGTAGACTGTCAGAGCTTTCAAAGTTGGTGAACTCAACGTCTCCCCATTTGTCAACTAAGAAGAAGTTTTTTGCCTCGCTTAGTGTGACTTGTCGTGTTTCGTTTTTACCGATTCTTATGAGAAGGAACTGTTCAACAGGTTCAGTACACCAGTCATTATCTTCATCGTCGTAGCACTTGATGATTGCATCGTCACAGTCCCAACCCTTATCGCAGAGCGCACAGTATCTAACGAATGCTTCGCCTTGGTTGCTGACTTCGTGTGTAGCTTCCCATGCTTCAATATCTTTTTGTAGCTGTTCAATGTCGAAGTAGTGAGTAACATCTTCCATGACGTCGAAATCCTGGGAGTATGCTGCATAAACTTCGGTGTATCCAGTTCCTTTTTCTACGTGAACTCTGAATAGTGACTGTTCACAACCTGACTCTTCGATTACAAACTCGGCTCCTTCGAACTCGTATCCAACAAAGCTGAGTTCCGGATGGTCTAACTTAAAGTTAAGGCTTTCGAATTTTCCTTCGTATTGTTCTGTTTGTACGTTTGTCATTGTAATGACCTCCTAAAATTTGTAGTGGTTGAATCCACGGACGGCTAAAAGCCGTTTCGCTGTCATTACAGCTCTTCAGCGTGGCTATTTGATCAAGTGTCATGGTCTTATCAACCAAGCTAACATTATTAGTCCGTATCCAATCGGTAGACTAGCGACTGCCGCAACCATGCACCATGTGAACTCTTTTCCTGTTAAACCGGCTGTTTCTAAAAACTCTCTCATCGTGATTCCTCCTATGCTACGTACATAGCTTGTTTATTTGATGTAAGTAATACAGCACTAACTTTTCCCGGTTCCTTGCGTGTTTCAGCGTCTACGAATGTGCTGACTTTGTACGGGTTGTAATACAGTGACCGTGCTCCCTCGAGCTCATACGATTCCCCGGCGTAAAATCCTTCAATGAAGGCGTGAACGTTTTTGCGACCTTCTTTGATGACTCGCTGACGACCTGACTCGCTGACTTTAAACTTGATGCCTGTTAGAAAAAGGCTTTTAGCGTGACCGACTACTAAACCGTCTTGCATGATGCTCCAGAGCTTTGTGTGTAGATTGAAGTAAGCTCGTACCGGCTTTTCTTGATTGACTTGACGTCCTTTGAATGACTGCATGACTATTTCCTCCTATGCGATTGGTACATACATGTCGTATGCTAAGTTAGAATGAAAGCTGATGCTGATTTCATAACATTGCTTGCCGTTGATTTCGAATAACTTTGGCGATACCCAACAGCTAGGAGTTAGAACACGATATTCCCAAGCCATTGTTTCTTGGCTTACAGAATCTTTGTGACCATGGTCGTTTACAGCGTCCCAGGCGTAGTCATCCGTGTAGCTGTATGCACACTTGATTTTTTCGAACTCACCACGTTCAATGGCTTTACGTACTACATCCTGGCGAATTGTTGCGACTGTTGCCGTACCTCTTTTTTCCTTGGCTTTGTCTAAGGCTGACTCGATTGATTTCCGAATTTTCATTTTCATACCTCCAGTAATTTGTAGTGGGTAAAATCCACAGACGCCACTTGGCGTTTCGTCGTTATCGACTCGTCAGTGTGGAACGTGTACATAATGTGTACCACCGCGACTATTAGTGAATCGCGATGGCTACTTTTTTGCGTCCAAATGCCTCGGCTATGATGTCGTCCCATTTGTTGGTCTTCAGCTTTTCACCGTCTTTTTCGTAGCACAGGTTACAAGTCGTACCGCAACTGCCTTTTTCGGTGTCGTCGGCACACTCGATGAAACCTTCCGGTAACTCTTGTTTACCATCGTAAGCCGTGAAGATGTTCATTCCTAAGTCGTCAGTCATTTTGACTAGTGACGGCTTTGTGTCGTGCCAGATGCTAGACATGAAGTTAATGTTGATGCTGTCTAGTGTGCGTTCGTTACGTTTCATGTAACTTTTGATGTAAGGAATCGACTTTGTATAAGCTCCAAACGAGATGTTACGTCCTTTGAAGTAATCCGTGATAGCTATCCAAGCCGCTAGGTACTCGTAACTATAGAAATCCCCGGAAACATGGATTCTAAACGTCACATGTGTGCCCTGGTATTTTTTACGGCTCAGCTGTTTTTCGATTGCGGCTATCATCGTTTCTACGAAGTCGGCGCGTTTAGTCATTTCTAAGTTTGCCTTGTGTGACTTTGCTACATTCTCGCGATTCATTTTGTAATCTTTAACCGCGTAACAATCGAATGTGCAAGCCTTAGTTTTGTAAGTACAAGTAAGAACCGGAACGATGCTAAAGTTTAAGATGTCGTTTAGCTTCGTATTGCCTTCTCGGATACGAATATACATGTCCTCAGCTTTTAATTCTACGCCTTCAACTAGTGACGTAACTTTTTCTGTGACTGACTCAACTGTTGCGTATTTTCTTTGTTTCATAATGAAACCTCCTAGTAGTTTGTTGCTATTCATTTGTAGCGTTCTAGTCGTCAATGTGTACATTATGTGTACTAGTTAAATGTTTCCTAATACGTATTTTTGTTTTCCTGTATTTACCCACACTTGACCGTCGTTTTCTAATGTGACTGTGTGAATTTTGTCGGTAAACTGTAGGTAACATTCCCAAACGTGATTGCCTTTATATTCGACTGAATCGTATGCTTTACGTAATGATTCGGTAATCTCTAATTCGGTTGCTGTCATTGACTATCGCCTCCTAAAGTTGTTGACGACTAGAACGCTAGAAACGAATTGACCGCCCTGGAAATATACAGACTGGTTGTGGGACTGATCAAGCGTTTCTAAACTACTGGGTGACTACCGTTTTCTCTGGTCGGCTATTAAATCCGACTCGAACCGTGCAACCTGTGGTCACGGCGCTTATCCTACGCCACCTAACTTGTGTTAGACGGGTTCAGAGAGCTAAAAACCATTCATCGTTATTTAGTTATCAATGTACAGCCGGTGCCGTCTACTAAGCTTTAAGGAATTTTATTTTACGTCGCCACCTGTAAAACTTCGACGTTTCTTTAAAAGCCTTTCAACGTTGTTACCCATTAGGTAACACAAGCCTATAAAATTGTTTGTACACATAATGTGTACCGTTGAAACTAATGTAACATGTAACGTGTTTACTTGTCAACAACTTTCTGAAAAACTTTTTTATCGTTTGTTCCCCGACAACTCGGGAATGATTCTAACTCGTCGTTTGCACCGGTTCCTCTATGCGTGCCGGTTCTAACTCGTCGTTTGCGTCATTCAGTATTTCGATAATTCAACTTTATCAAAACGTTATTTACTTGTCAACACTTTTTAAAAAAACTTTTTCGGCGGATTTTCTTTGTTTATAACGACCTTCGATATAACCTATAAAAAGCGGTTATTCGCGGGGGTTCAACGCCAAACCCTGTCAGGTGAGCCGGTGTTGCTTGGCTCTGAAATAAATATACCACGGTGCTATTTACTTGTAAACACCTATTTTGAATATTTTTCAGCAATATAGAAAAAAGCCACCGGAAAAAAGCCGACAAACCGCGTCAAATCAACGTTTGCAAGCCGAAAAAAAACTTTAAAAAAAGATTCGAAGAAAAAAGCCGGGAATGATTTCAAAAAAGCCGGAAAAAAGCCCAAAAAACGTATATAGGAAGAAACACGAAAAAACCGTCACGCAGCGTGCAATATTAGCCGGAAAAAACGATTCAATATGACATAAGATAAAACGGCACACAAACGGCACACAGCGACCAAAAAAGGCACACACAGCCGGCACAATAGAATATATACATATTGGACATATGGGAACGATGAAAGACGTATATTGACGGAAATATTAGGTGTACGGCCCGGACACGTCTCTATACGAAAAAACCCCGGGCCCGACCAAACGAAAAAAAGGAGATCCCGAGAAAAATTAAAAAGGAGATCCCGAGAAAATAATGGAACAAATGTTCGTTAACATGCTTTAAAACGTTGATAAATAAGGATTTTCACGTATAATAAACAGTTATCGAACGATTATTGTTTAATATTAACATTTATTTACAACTATACCTACCCGGGGTACCCCATCACGCCAAGCCGACGAGCCGAAAAAAGACCATGCCTGGTGTAAAATAAACGTCATTATCAAAACTCGAATCTGCGGACGAAGCGGCCGATGACGAAGATGGACGTCCGATGGACGGTGATGGCTGCTGATGACTGATCAATGTCGTCAACCAACTGGTTAAACGAGGCCCCCCCGTTGCCGCAAAAAGGGTAAACGTCAAAACGCAAAAACGATTTTAAAAATTTTTTATAAATTTCAAAACTCGATGGTGTTTACATGTCGATAATATGTGGTATGATATACGTAAATAGACGAATGGGAGATGGTTTACATGATAACAATCAAGTTACCGATGGACGTTGCGTGGGAGAAAGTGGAAATGCATACGAAGGTGGGCGATCCCGGGGCCGTGGTTGTGCCGCTGAAAATGGGAGAGCACGGTAGATTGGCGTTGGTCGCTACCAAAGACACCGATGGTGGATCAGACATTTATGCTGCAGTAGACATCCAGGACGTCGAAGTCAATCATCTACATAGACCAGCGGTTGAATTCGGAATTGGCGGCAAACGTTATATCGGGATCCCGGTTAAAAACTCGAAACAAGCCGGTGGTGTGCTGCATGTGATCGAGGATGCGTTGAAGCGTGAAATTGACGTAATGGTCGCTATCGATTACCTGGCCCAGAAGATCCGTGAGCTCAGTTAGCAAGTAGACATAAACGTCCTGGACACGAATGACCACTGGACACGAGTGACCTGTTGCAGCATCGAAATGACGGGTTGGACGTTCAGGCGCGGAAAGTTTCCTTACAAGCGTTAAAAAGTTTATATTTTCAGACAACTTCTGTAACCCTTGGTACGTAAGGGGTTTGCCCTCGTGCAACATTTTGTCGAAAAAAACTTTCGATTTCTTGTAAGGAAAACAGGCCCGTCATTGTTTATATATATGAGGGGGTAAACGTAATAACGTTAAACGTTAAAACGTCTTTAAAGATACGTTATAAATTAAATAAGAAAATCACTTATTTAATTGAATTGCCTGTGGCAATTCTATTACGAAGTCATTAATGTCTTGTTGGTATAACATTATTAGAGACATACGTAATATACGTTATATACGTCTAGTACTCTCACATATTAGAAACACGTTAATTAAACGTTCTATATCGACCCGATTCGAAGGGGCCGATGTGGGGCGTTTTTATTTTACCGGCATAGCGGTATATCTATGATCGTGGGTAGAGTTCATCCAAGGTGTCGACCTCGTCGTGTAAATGCCTTGCCCAGACGGTAATTACGGCCACAAGCTGTAGGTTGCGTCAACTATTCTTCTTCTATTTATAGGGTGAAGCGATTCATTGATGTTCAAGCCGATTGTGACCTAATCGCATCACAGTCAAGAAGAAACTATGAAACGAGTCGTGAAGACTCAACCTGGAACCGACCCAAGCTGGAGCATTACGATCGCCCAGCCAAGCTAGTCGGACTTTTTAGTAGCCCGTGCGGTGGCGCAGAGTAGCCGCAAACTAATATGGGAGATTAGCTGGTTTGGTTAAAGCGGACATCGTGCAGGTGTCTAGTTCGAGGGTTCAAATCCCTTCTCTCCGTTATTTCCACATTCTCCGTTTTAAAACAACTTCTACGAACCTGTAGTTGGGTAACGGAATCCTATTCTCATACGTTGGTTCGAATCCAACCTTTGTGGTGAAGCCACCGAGTAGCCAATAGGTATAGGCAAGAATAGGGAAAACTCCTTGACGAAGGGTGCTGTCAGTTAGTGTGGTTAAGTACAGCTTGCCGTCTTAGCTCAGTCTGGTAGAGCAATCGAGTATCTCGAGAGAAAGGTCGCACGTTCGAATCGTGCAGACGGTTTTTAGTATGCTGCCCGTTCCTCACAATTAGGGGGAACCATCCAAGGGCGCATACATGCTGTACGTAGTTTAATGGTAAAACGCATCCAATATGGTGGATTCCGTTGCTGGTTCGATTCCAGCCGTCAGCTCCCTCCCCTATAGAAAACGATCAGCCGTGGATTGCTTCCGAGCGCCACGGTATTTTTTATTTCTACTTAATCTGAGCCGGATTCCGAGAATTCTCAGAACTTATTACTAGAAAGGAGACAACAACCATGGCAAAGAATGTAGATTACTCGAAATTCTCGTCCGAACAACTCGCCGCTGCAAGGTTAATTACTGATCCCGAAGCTAAGCTGACAAACGCGCAGATTGCCGAACAGGTCGGTATTTCAGAGCGCACGTTGTATCGCTGGCGAGAAAAGGAAGATTATGCAGAATTACTAGAATCATTGTCCGATAGGATTATGAAAACGTTCATCTCTGAAGTCGATAAAGCTGTTATGAAGAGCGTTAAGCAAGGATCCGTAAAAGCTATGGAACTAGCATATAAGCGTTCTGGTAAGCTTGTCGATAAGAAAGAAATTTCTAGTGACGTGGATGTCACGGTAAGTGGCGTTGGCGATAAGTCGAATGAAGAGCTTATGGCTGAAGTAGCTGAGATGGAGAAGAAAGCCGGTTTATCTGAATGAAGTCGGCAGAGCGCATTGAGCGTATCTCCTTATTAAAACGACAAGCTGAGTTAATGAAGCAAAACATCGATCCTACGAATCTGTCTCGGTACTATGAGCTGCTGCAAGAGATTGCAAAACTGCAACGTATCGAGGCCGGTTTCCAGGACATTATGGTGTTTGCAAAAACGTATTTCACGGGTGCTCCTCCACACGATCTATTGAAGGCAGACACACCGAGCCCACCGTTTCATTACGATTTGGCAGCATTTCTACGTGAATCAACGTTGGATCCATTAGAACGAAAGTTTGCTATAGCAGCTCCACGTTCGCATGCAAAATCTACTATTATAACAAATATCTTTCCGCTTTGGTGTATCTGTTATGCCGAAGACGTTGAGAAGCGCTATTGGCTGCTGATTGCCGATAAGCAAGATAACGCAAGACGTTTCTTGGACGTTATCAAAAGTGAGATGGAAGACAATCCCCTACTTATTGCCGACTTCGGTAAATTAAAGGGGCCGACCTGGAACAGCTTAGAAATCATCACTAGTAATCAAGTGAAAATTCAAGCAGCCGGTGGTGGCGAAGGATTGAGGGGTTTGCGATACGGGTCCGAGCGTCCGAATGTTATTTGTGACGATATCGAGTCCGACGAAAGTACTTCAACACCGGAACGAATCGATAAGATGTATAACTGGCTTCTTAGAACCGTGGCTCCGCTTGGTGATCCGAAGAAAATGAAGTTTTTCGTTGTTGGTACGGTAATCCACTTCGGTAGTGTTTTGAACACTCTTATCAACCAGCACGGTGACTTTGAGTCTTTTAGATATCAAGCTATTGAAACATTCCCTGACCGTATGGATCTCTGGAACGAATTCGAGCGTATCTATCACTCTCGTGATGAAGGCGAAAATCCGATGGAAGCATCGAGGATCGCACGTCAGAAGGCGCTAGATTACTATAAGGAAAACTACGCTGAAATGAACGAGGGTTCAAAGGTATTGTGGCCCGAACGTATGGATCTATTAAGCTTGATGATTATCAGAGCGACTAATAGATTGGCCTTTGGATCAGAATATCAAAATCTACCAATTGATGAAAATTCACGTATTTTCAAGAAGATTTGGTACTACACACCTGAGGACGTGTCACTAGACGAATTAGATATTTTCGGAGCATGCGACCCGAGTCTTGGAAAGACAAAACGTGCAGATCCATCAGTCATCTTGACTTTAGGACGTCATCGAAAGACCGGCATCCTTTATGTTTTAGACACCGACAGGAAACGTCGAACACCGGATCAAACCATCCAGGACATCTTTAATAAAGCGAGTATCTACGAATATCTCAATTTTAACATCGAAACGATTGCATTCCAGCAAATGTTTAAAGATGAAGTCACCAAACGATCCGCTGAGCAAGGCGTTTATTTGCCGGTCAGAGAGTTCAAATCTACGGTTAAAAAAGAAGTTCGTATCTCTGCTCTCGAGCCACTCGTGAGTAACGGTCAAGTCCGCTTCTTAGCAACCCAGAAAGACCTCATTGAGGAGCTGGAGCGCTTCCCAAAAAGTTCAACGGATGACTTACTCGACGGTCTTAATATGGCTGTGGATCTCGCAAGGAAACGATCATCTGGCCTTAAGTTCGCAAATATTTAGTACACATAATGTACACACACTTTAGTAGAAAGGAGGTTAGCCGTTGGGATTTCGAGATAGGATACAAGCTGCGTTTAACGCATTTACGGGGAAAGCACCTGTCGGTAAAGCCGAGGATAATCCTTTCTTCTATGGTTACTCTGGTACAAATCAGTCTACACCGAACATGAAAGTTAACCCACAAAGGCTACGGGCCTTCAGTGAGACGGCAGTTGTTCGTCACGCAATCGATTATATCCGTAACCAGGTATCAAAACTCGATTGGGACATCACTCCCCTACCTGGAAAGAAATTCACCGCTGCTAATAAAAAGCAAGTGGAGTTAGCAAAGAACGTGTTTAGGCGACCAAATGTCGACGATAACTTTATGACGTTCCTGGGCCAGCTGATCGAGGATATGTTAGTTGTCGGATCCGGGACGTTCGAGATTAAAAAATGGGACGGCAATGCCGATAATCCCTACTTGCTCTACCCTGTGGACTCTGCTTCCATTCAGATTTACCTGGATTGGAACGGTTCACCTAACCAAAGACGATATGCTCAAGAAGACTTACAAGGTCGCCATGTTGACTTCACTCCTCAAGAACTGATGATGATGAAGTATACACCACGGACGAATACACCGTTCGGTCTCGGACCAGTGGAAGCAGCATATCAACAGATTCAGTACCTATTAGATGCTCAGTCGTATGCTGGGAAAACCGCTTCGAATGCTACACCTAAGAAACTATTATTCTTGGGTCAGGAAATCACAGATCCTCAACTGAAGGAATTTCGTGCTTACTGGCAAGATAGCGTCGAAGGACGAAGTAACACGCCAATCATTGGTGGCACAGACGATGTTAAATCTGTCGAGCTAGGTGCTGCAAACGACCAATCATTGTACCTACAATGGCAATCATTCTTGATTACGGTCATTGCAAATGCATTCGGCCTCGATGCGATGAAATTCGGTGCGACGATGGCAATGGGCCGTGGTGCCGGTGAGACAATGGATTCCATGTCTGACGAAGGTGCTGTACGTCCGATGGCGCACTCAATTGAGCATTACATGACGCAATTACTAGGTCTATTCGATCTAGATGGCGTTGCTGAATTCCAGTTTATGTTTATCACATCAATGGACGATAAAAAATCGATTGGTGCTGTGCATCAATTATACGGCCAATTAGATGTAATGACCATTAACGAAATGCGCCGTGAGATTGGTTTACCGGATCTAGAAAAGGATCCAGAAACCGGCAAATCGATGGGCGACTGTACAGTCAGTGCTTATCGAGCTAAATACGGAAGTCCCCCACCAGCTCCGACAGACGGTGAAGATCCGAATGATCCGGAAGCAGCGAAGGGTCAAGTAAATGGCGATAAAGGTAAGACAGGAAATGAAGAAAAGAATAACGGTGTTGATGGCGCTAAGAAGATCAAGGAGAAAAAATCCGAGACCAAAGCCCATGACGCTGGATTGAACGCATAGCTCGAAAGGGGGTGAGTATTTGAAAAAGATCGCTTTAAAAGCATCTGCTAACGGAAAATTGAGTATTAGCGCACTAGAACATCCCAATAGAATGCCTTTCTCAGGTGTAATGACTTATCTGAACCGTCTATCAACAGAGCCTCCTCACGGAGCAAACGGTTTACGGGTTTATATCCCTATTGAAGTCGGAGCACCGGCAGTAGCATCTCTTAAAGGAATGGCTGTTAACTATGTGGAAGGAAACCCAACTGGACACGATCCTAAGGCAAAAGTAGGCGTAATTACCGAGGCCTATCTCGGAGAAACGCAAAGTGACGGCGCTGTGCCGGTTATGATCGAAGGATACGTGTACGCACTAGATTTTGAGGACGCTGCGATGTCAATCAAAGCAAGTCAATCGACTCTAGGATTCTCGTACGAGACGGCGCAAACGCAACTCGTTAAAGGAGAAATCGATGGTGTTCCAGCCGCTGTAGTTACTAGTCTAGGATACTTCACAGGCGCTTCAATTTTATACCGTCATTCAGCTTCATACGCTGACACCTCCCTCGCCGCTTCAGCAGATAAAACAAAGGAGGAAACAGAATTGAATTTAGAAGAATTGTTAGCCCAATTAAAGGAATTCGTCGGTGGCGAAATCAAAGCGCTGAAAGATGAATTACAACCACAAGCCGAGGTTGCTCCCGAAGCTGAACCTGTTGCTGAGCCTGAGGTTGTTGAACCAGCCGCTGAGCCAGTAGTTGAGGCTGAACCAGCACAAGCTGAGCCGGAAGTTGTAGTCGAGCCAGAAGCCGACCCTACTCCAGACCAAGAGGTTGTTCCGGAACCAGAAGCTGCTCCAGCAGAACCAGTTGCAGAGCCGGTAGCTGAACCAGTTGCTGAAGAAGCAACATTAAACGCATCTAGTTTACAAGCTGAACTTGAGGCCGTTAAAGCTGAATTGAAGTCACTTAAGGAAGAAACAAGTTTACAAGCGTCTGCTCGTAAATCAATCCTCTACCCTACGTCAGCTCTAGCAAAGTATGAAGTTGACGCAGCTGATGACAAAACGAAGTTAATGGCTTCCATCGAGAACAACAAAGATTTAACTATTGAAGAGCGCCTTGCATTAAAAATCGAGGCTTTAGCAAAACAAAACTAATTAGTACACATTATGTACACACAGGAGGAAATTAATTAATGGCAAATCAAATTGCACAATTCACTAACTTAAATGCCGCTGCTGACTATATGGGCAACGGTGCTATCATCGTTCCAGAATTCCAAAGCGAAATCAACGACCTTGTTCGTCGTGCTGGTGTTTTAGGACAACGTATTGAGTATGTCCCAGCTACCGGTTCTATCTCTCGCTGGTTCGATCAAACTGCGATTGCTGATGGTCAATACACTGACCCTCGTACTATCGCTCCAACAGCAACATCACCAACTCGTGTTGAAAAGTCTCTAGTTGTTAAGGCGATCACTAACCAAATCAACTACAGCTTATTCGACCTAGAAACAGTTGGTCAGCAAGGAAACGTATTCGCTCAATTAAAGGCGAAAGATTTGAAGGACATGGTTAATGGTGTACTTCGCTTACGTGACAAAGGTTTATGGGCTGGTACTGATACTGTTTCCGGTAACCAAGTTGGTAATGGTGGCATTCAGTTCGTAGGTTTAGTAAACCAAATCACTAAGACTCAAACAATCGGATCTTCTGCTTCTATCCTTGATGGCATCCGTACTCAAGTTGCTAACATGGTTAACGATCCGTTGTTCGCTATCCGTCCAACTGCGATCTACATGAACCCAATCGCGCTTGATTACCTTGAGCAAGAGGTGAAGAACAGCAACAACGCAATCCGTTACATCGGTACTGACATGGCTGAAGTTAAAGCTGGTCTAAGCGTAATGGGTATCCAAACTGCTGCTGGCTTACTTCCAATTATCCCAGAACCATTCTTAACAATGGATCAGACTATCCCTGGTATCGCTGCTGCTGGTGCTGGATTACACAACTATCCATTCGCTATCGTTACTGAAGACCTTGTTGAATTCCACTACGTTGGCTCTAAAGACGTTCGTGTGTTCCAACTTGGTAAGACTTCTAACCTTAACGAATCTTACGTTGGTGTCCACTTCGGTGCTCCTGTAGCTAAGCTTGCTGGTAACGCTCATACTATCGGTGTTATTCAACGTGCGTAATTAATGTAATCGGGGGCGTCTTCGGACGCTCCTTTTTCATTTACATTATGACGTTTTAAAGGAGGATTAGCAAAATGGCAAAAGCAAAAGCAAAAGAAGCTTCATTAGAACCGGAATTCGTTGAGGTTGAACATTTCGCAGATGCTAAAGATGCTGTATATGTTGGCGATGGATTTCGTGCTCATTTCGTAGATGGTAAAGCACTTGTTCCGGCCGCATTCGTACAGGAACTTAAGGAAGCGAAGCTGATTAAATAATGACGTTATTAGAACGTGCCGAATTGTTATTTGAACGCTATGTCGGCTACAAGATTCAACTAAACACCTACACCGAGGTATTACATTACGGCGATAAAGGCGCTGTGATTCGTGATGATAAGGTGATAGAAATCCTTTCAATACGTGCAAAGGCAGCTGCCTGGGTGTTCGAAAACTTCTTCGGAGGAACCGAATGGGAAGACATTGATCTGGCTCAAACGGTAATCCACGAGAAAGACGGCTACCTTTATATTAACCTCCCTCCTACCCTATTCGGGACTGCGTATTCAGAAGTTGAGGTAACGTATATATCCGGTCATCAAAGTGTCCCAGACGACATGCTCGATGCAATTCAAGAGATTGAAAGTCTATTAAAACAAGGCGTGATTACAGAGTGGAATTGTATCTTACCTGTCTCTGTACTCGATGTTATTAACAAGTACCGAAAGGAGGTAATCGACTAGATGTCACTCTATGTTACAGCTAATGAGTTCAAACAAGCACCTACGGGAATCGATACTTCCACACTAGACCAGACAGCTTACGGAAATCAACAGGCCCAAGATGGTGCGCTGCTGAACATCCTTAGACGTGCTTCGGCATGGGTTGACACTATTGTCCAGCAAGAATCGCTTGAGGCAACAGTGAATACGGAGCTCAAGGAAGTGCGAATGGGGCGTGATGGGCGAGTTAACGTCCACGTCGACCAAGTCCCTATTATTGCGCTACAGAGCGTACAATATCGTTCTCACCCTCGTGAACCGTATGAACAAGTCGACTTGAACAGTATTGAAGTTCGTGACAATTGGTTCACGATCTATGATTTGTTCTACAATACCGCTCTCGGTCAAGATGCTGCAACCCTCTATGGATATGGTGAGCCATTATATAATCGCCAAACAGAAATCCCGATAACGGTTAAGTATACCTATTTAAACGGATGGACAAACACAACATTGGCTCTTGCTGCTTCTGCTGGAGCAACTACGGTTACTGTCGTGGATTCAACGGGTATTGTGGTAAACCAAAGACTATCAATCTATGATGGCGCTTTACAAGAATCGGTTGTCGTAACAGCGATTAACGGTAATGTTTTAACGCTGAAGAATCCCCTACTATTTGCTCACGTAGTTGGTACTGGTGTTTCGGCAATCCCGGAAGCCGTCAAGCAAGCGACTATTATGTTAGCTTGTGCATTAATTAAAGACCGTGGTGCCTTGGCTATCACGATGCAAGAAACGTCCGTGATGAATGTGAACGCTACCCCAAATAAAACGGATGAGCTCGGTATCGCTAAGCAGCTACTCGCTCCTTATCGTCGAGTGGTGGTGAGCTGATGATCGAAGTAACTGGTAAATGGGATCAAAAGTCCTGGGATCAGTCGAATCGGTTCTTGAGCTTCCGAGACGATTGGAACAGTTTTATGATTCACACTTCCGAGGATCTTGCAAAATACGCCGAAGAGTACTTTAAACCGATGCTTAACGTCCGTACCAATCCAAGGGGTAACGGCGACACGAAGGAAAGCATCAAGCACAATATCAATGTCCACGGCGATGGGTTCGATATTGATTTCGATGGTTTATTATCCGCTTATTACATGGATGTCGGTAACTTTCCGGCTGGTCAGGAAATGTGGGCAAAGTCGTATGGTATGTCGGCATTCCCTGTAGATAAACGGTTCGGGTCTCCGATTTTTACACCGGTCATTCACGGCATGGGTTCTTTCACTCCAGGAGTCCCTACTCACTGGTCGGAGAAAACCGTTGAGCACATGGCTTCCGATGGTGCTGCAATAGATATCGCGATGAATCATTTCGCTGACTTTTTACGTGAGGTGGTGATTACGTGAGTACTAGGCAAGATGTTAAAAGCGCCATTAAAACGACTATAGCTGATGCTACTGGTGTGAAAAAGGTGTTCACCTACCGGCCGAAGCTAATGCAACAAACGGACTTCCCTAGTGTTGTAATTTCATTACCTAAATCGAAGGAAGAACGCCTGACTCAAGGTGCTCCTTACGGTAAGAAGATTATCGAGTTTACGGCACAATTAGAAATTTCGACTATTGACTTGTCACCAGATGGTTCCGGCCAGTTAGGTTTTGATGACTTACTGGACGCAATCGATGCTGAGCTACGAAAGGATCCGACCATGGGTGGAGCAGTTCTCAGTGCAACGGTAGACCACATCAATACGATTACTACCCCACCTCAAATCGTTGGTGGGCAAAACGTCGTTCATCTGGCAATAAAACAGTTCGACGTTTCTATGCAAGTAACCGGATAGGAGGTTCTATATGAAAAAAGTTAAATATGTCGGCCAACAAGATGACATGATCGTTATGCTTCCGGAAGCTCCGGTTGTTGTTAAAAACGGTGATGTGATCGAGGTGCCGGATGATTTCTTCAACGCTAATTTCGAAGAAGTTGTAGAAAAAAAATCTAGTAAGTAAACGAGGAGATGATTTAACTAATGGCTAAATTAAGTGCATTAGGTTACCTGGGAATCGCTAAGGAAACAACTTTCGGTACGGCTGTAGCGCCTACTATGTACATTCCTTATGATTCTATTAAAAACGAAGATGAGATTAAAAAGGCTGTCGATGAAGGCCGCCGTGGCGTACTATCTAAGGATTTCGCTGTTTACAATACAACTCGTCATTCTAAGATCGACATTGACACTCTAGCTTATCCGGACACACTTGGATATTTCCTAAAAGGTATCCTCGGTAAAGATACGGTTACTGGCGCTGCTAACCCGTACACTCACAAGTTCCAGGTGCTGGATTCAAACTGTGATTCTTATACCCTATCAGACTACAACGTAGTTGCTGGTGCTCAAGAACGCCGCTATCCTGGTGCGATCATTGATGAAGTGGATCTTAAGTTCGATGATGACGGAATGATGAAAGTTTCCGCAAAGTATCAATCTAAGATTTCTGCGTTGACTACTAAGTCTACTCCGACTCAGAACGTGATTAAGCCGTTCCAAGGTTGGATGGCATCACTTACTCTTGGTGGTGTATCAAACGTGAATATGCTTGGTGGAGACCTTTCTATCAAACGTGCTAATCAGTTAATCTATGCTGGTAACAACAGCCAAGATCCTACTAAGTACGTAACTGGTCGTATCGAGATCCACGGCAAATTAACGTTCGACGTTGACTCCGAAGCTGAATGGTTACTGTACTCTAACGGTACACAGCAATCAATTCAGATCCAGTTCACCATCGATGCCAACAACTCTTTAACTATCTTATTGAGTAAAACAGACATCACCAAGGCTACTATTGACCGTTCAAACGAATTCGTTCGTGTTGATATGGACTTTAAAGCTTTGTATAACGCGACTGACGCTGGCCTTTGCCAAATCACTTTGGTTAATGCTGTAGCAAGTTACTAATCTAGTGGGAGTACGTTCCGTGACGTGCTCCTTCTTTTTTTACACGGAAACTAAACTATTAAACTACTGGAGGAATTATTAATGAAAATCGAATTACACGAACTTGGCGAAGGACAATTTGTAGAAATCAAAAACCCAAAGGTGCTCTCTTGGGGGCAGCAAAAGAAAATTACATCTGCTATGAAGGATGATTCAATGGAGTCCCAATTAGGAGTAGCAGAGATCTTGACTATGACTTTAGTAAAAGGTGGATACGTACTCGACGAAAATAATCAACCAATCGCATTCCCGTTAACTGCTGAAAGCATTGACCTATTACCAGCGATGGTTATCGAGAAAGTAGCCGGAGCATTCGCAGAAGCACGTACTGAGGCAACCTCAAAAAACTAAAGGATCGGGTGGACAAACTTCTCCGGGGCTACTCGGATGAAGCTCCACTCGAGTATAACGAATTTTTGCTGTGCAAGGAAATGGGGTGGACATTCACTGATCTAGAGTCCCAACCGGCATGGCGTATCGAGCAAGCATTTCTGTTCTTAAGTCGTGAGGCACAGTATCAGAAATCACAGCAAGAATCATAAGGTGGTGAAATTAGTTGGCACAAACGCAACAACAAGCAAAGCTCGGTCTATTAATCTCGGCGAAGGACGAAGCTAGTAAGATTTTCGAGGAGTTTGCGAGAAACGTAGCAGCAGATATGGAACGAGTTCAAAGGTCCATTATGGAAGGCTTAAAGATGGACGGCGTTACAAGAACAGTGCAAGAGGACGCTACAAAGATCCAGGAGTCGTTCAAGAATATCTACGAGTCTACGAGAGAATTAAGTAACGCAAACTTTGGTGAGAGGGTTCAAACGGAACTTAAAGATATGGCGTCTCAATCCAATAATGCCGCTGAGACTATCCGAGAGGATTCAACCAGCATCGGGGAGTCGTTCAGAAGTATCTACGAGTCTTCAAGGGAACTTACAAACATAAACGTTGGCGAACGGGTCGATGGGCAACTACGAGAAATGGCGACTCAAGCTAATGCTACAGCTGAGACAATGAACCGTGATTTTTCCAGTATTGCAACACATGCCTCTACGATGGCAGAACGGATCACTACTGCTACTCACGCCTTTCATTTCGGGGATATGATGGATGCCGGTATGCAATTGCAACAAACCGGTGAACACATGCTAGGATTCTTCGAATCTGCCGTTGAAGCCGGTGCCGAGTTCGACCAGAGTATTAAGAACGCAACATCCTCTTTAAATGCCAACTTAGAAAAAACCAAACTATCAAAAGCTCAAATCGAAGCTATGGGTAATGCCGCGCTTCAGATGGGCTCAGACGGGTTTTTCAGTGCAAATCAAATAGCTGAAGCGATGAACACGATGGCGAAACAAGGACTAACCTATCAAGATATCATGTCCGGTGGTATCCAGGTAGTAAAGAACGTTGCTGCAGCCAACCAGCAAGACCTTGAAGAAACCGCAAACGTAGTTTCAGATATTTACAATGAGATGGGCGAAGAGTTTAAGAAAGCCGGTAAAACGTCTCAAGAAGCTTCACAGGAAATCGGTAACTCTATGACTGTAGCGTTGCACCACGCTCGTATCAGTATGGGTGATTTCTTGCAAACTATGAAATACGTTGGGCCCCAGGCTTCAGCCGTTGGAGTAAGTATCCAAGACGTTTCAGCAGCAATCGCCGTTCTGGGCCAACACGGTATCCGTGGAAGCCAAGCCGGAACAACGCTTCGTCGTATGTTGACGAACTTAACTCCAGCCTCTAAAGAAGCCGGTGCTATGATGAGGCAACTCGGTATGATTACAAAAGACGGTGGGAATGTCTTCTATGACGCTCACGGTAAGATGAAATCATTTACGGATGTTCAGAAGATCCTTCACGATAAGCTTGGTGGATTAACGCCTCAGATGCAGCAGTTCGCGATTAAAACCATCTTTGGTCAGTACGCATTATCTGGTATGACGGCAATCGTTAACACCAGCAATGATAAGTTCCAAACGCTGACTCGAGAAATGGGCAATAACAACATTATGACCGACATCATGAATACTAAGTCTCAAGGTTTAGCGATGCAAATCCAAAAGCTGAAAGCACACTTCGAGACGCTTCAAAAGGAAATCGGTTTAATGTTACGACCTGTTCTAGCCGTGATCATCGTTCTTGCTGAGAAGTTGATGAACGCGTGGGAACATCTAAGTCATCCGGTTAAGCAAGCAATCGTAATCTTCGGTGCTATTGCGTCAGTTTTATTGGTAGTCGGTGGAACAGTATTAACTATGCTGGGCCTATTTGGCATGTTTATAACTTCCGCTGGTGCCGCTGTTGCCGGGATCTCTCGGTTACTCGGTGTACTACGATTGATGTCCCCTCCTGTCTTAGCTGTCATTGCTGTAATTGCCGCATTGAAGTATGCGTGGGATCACGACATCGGTGGTATCCGTGAAATAACTTCTAAGTTCCTTAACTGGTTCAAACCGATCTTTGGCCACACGTTCAACCAGGCTAAAAAGGACGTGATGGACGCCCTTCACACGATCACAAAAGGTTTCACCGGGTGGAACAAGGATGTTATGGGACCGATTAATAAAACTGTTAACAGCATTCTACATGCATTTGTTGATGGATTAAAGACCGTTGTTAAAGCCGTTTCTACCGGTATCACTACGGTTACAGGCTGGTTTAAGAAGATGGCTCCAGACATCAACAAGGCGATGCACAACATCGTGGCGTTCTTCACGAAGCATTCAGCTGTCTGGAACGCACTATGGGTGGCTTTTAAATTCGTCGTGAAATTTGCATGGGATTTTATAATTGGGATCATCAAACATGCATGGGGTCTTTTCTCCGGCATAATCCAATTATTCGTCCACATCATAAACGGTCAGTGGAAGAAAGTATTCCAGGATCTGTGGCAAATCGTTAAAAACGCATTCCTATTAGCGCTTGATCTGATGGGTGGATTTGTTGGTAAGGCGTTCGGATGGTTCGGTAGGTTCCTTGCTCACACGAACATATTCGGTAAGAGTTTCTCTAAGATACTGAGCTGGGCGTTCACTCACATGGGTCAGATTGCTGATAAAGCGTGGAAGTACGTCGAGAAAATCTTTAACGGCGCTATCAAGGTTATCGAAAGTCTCGTTCGTCCTCTATCGAAATTTATCCAGGCGATGTTCAAAGGCATTGCTAAGTTTATTAGCGAACACTCTGGTGCCGCAATGAATTTCTTGAAGAAGGCGTTCCAAGTCGGTCTGAATGTTGCCAAGACGTTGCTTAAAGGATTGTGGACTGAGGTCAAAGACATCTTAATGGCGATCAAATCTCTGTTCTCTGGTGAACCAGGGAAGGCGATGAAGTTCCTAATGGATGCGTTCAAAACCGGTTTCAATACGGTGAAGTCTTTAATGGATAAATGGTTCTCTGGGGTTAAGACAGTGTTCACTACTGTCAAATCATTTATTCAGACTCACGCAACTCAGGCGATGACTAACATGAAAAATGCGTTCAATACCGGCGTAAATTTCGTTAAGAGTCTACTTAGCAAATGGGGTTCATCGGTCAAGTCTGTTTTTAACACCATCAAGTCTAACATTGAGGGGCCGATTAAAGCAGCTCTATCGTTCTTGAAGAAAACGTTCCAATCCGAGATTAACATTGCTAAGACAGCCATCAACGGATTCAAGTCCGTGGTTTCTAGCGTGTTCTCTGCAATCAAGTCGCTGATCTCCGGGCATTCCGGTGCTGCTATGACTGCATTGAAGAATGCGTTTAAAACTGGTATCAGCACAGCTAGAGGCGTCCTAAGTGGTATCGGTGGAATGATTGACGGTATCCTTGGTGGCTTACCTTCTAAGATGTTGAAATGGGGTACAAACGCGATGAACATGTTCGTGTCCGGTATTAAGTCTGGTATTGGCAAGATTGCCGGTGCAGTATCCGGTGCTGCCGCTAAGATCAAAGACATACTCGGATTCCATTCTCCAACTAAGGAAGGGCCAGCTGCTAAAGGTGAATCTGACCAGTGGATGCCGAACATGATGAAAATGTTAGCAAAAGGTATCCATGATAACAAGCACAAGATCCAACAAGCGACTATGGGCGTTGCTCTTGGTATTCAACAAACGTTCTCTGGTACTCAGGAGCACGTTTATAACGCTGCCGGTGCCACATCACCAAAAGCTACGGCAGTTATGAATAACCACAAGAACAATCGTCAAGTGGTCGTGAACATCAACATAGAAGGCCGTTCTGCTAAGTCCGACAAAGAATTGGCTGAGAATATCGCAAAGCAGTTCCGTACGCAAATGTCTATGGTATTGCGTTAAAACTGGGGGCCTTGTGCTCCCTTTTTTTTCTGTTTATCCGTTACAAACGCTGATTTGGGCCGGACTGTATATATGAGAGGAGGTTACAGATGGCAGCAACAAACTCAGTCCAGATACTATTAAATACATTAGACGTTACTCCATTGGTTGAGTACGAATCAATTCACGTTGACAACAACGTAATTATGACTTCGGATGTTATGGATTTTACTATGTACATTAATTCTGGCGACACCGTACTCGACACCAAGACGTCCACAAACGTCTCTTTCGTTCGACCAAAGTGTGGTAACGAAATTGTCTGGCAAAATCCAAACGCTATTATCACGGCTCCGGATGGTTCAAATAAACCTTACCGTGAATTTGGTGGAGTGGTCGTTGAAGTTCACGAGACCGTGGAGGGCCAAGCACGTATATACACGGTTCACTGTAAGTCTTATGTCCAATGGCTAGACCGACATCTTATTCAAGGATGGTATCAACAGCAAGCTCCGGAAACAACCGTAAAAGCCATGGTCAGTGCGTTCTGTCCTGGGTTTACTACTTATAACGTAAAAAATTCGGGGACAACGATTGCGCCAGTATATTCCGACTATCAAAAACCGTCAGATGCGATTAAGTCAGTGGCAGATCAGGTGCAGATGGGTTGGTACGTGGATTACTATAAGGACGTCCATATGTATACGCTCGAGGCATTTAACTCTCCCCTACCGAATAACCTGTTAGATGTCGAAACTGACATAACCAACTACGGTAACCTGGAGATTGTCGAGAACTCCGAGCAGCAAGTAAACAAGATCTTCATTAAGGGATTTAAAACACGTTCAGCCGAACTGTATTACCTTCCGTTTACCGGCGATGGGCAAACGCTCCAATGGTCTATGGGATATCGTGTTTCTTCCGTGGCTGGGGACGTAACAGTCGTTGTTTACGATTCGATGGCTCAGTATAACGCAGATACATCATTCAAAAATGGTAATAACAATACTGCTGGAACGAAATTGACTTTGAAGCGTGACATCATCGACGGAGCACCTGACCGTGGTGGAGATAGTAATACTGCTTACATCCACTATACCCAGCATTTAATTCGAATTCCAAACTTTTCCGGTAACGGGGCAGTACCTTCTGGTAAGGTCGTTGTCGTACGTTTTCACTATTTGAAAGACATGGTATGGCTCGGTCAGGATCCGGAAGCTCAAGGGGTAACGGCCAAGGTTGAAGGCAATACTGACGGCGTTTACGAAGAGGTTTATTCAGATAAGTCTTTGACCAATTCTACGTTGTCAGCAGTACAGGCAAAGGGCCAATTGATTCTATCAAAGTATAGATTTCCGCAAATTTCCGGAACATTCGAAGCGTACTTCAACGCCACAACTAAAAGTGGTTGGGTTGCCGGTCAGAACTTTACCTTAAAAAGTACTAAACGCTTTGGAGGGCTTAACGATGTGATGTTCGTGCAGCGTGTCTCTAAGTCGGTTGTAAAGAACGATTCTGGTAGTCTGATAGTTTTCTATAACATAGAATTCGCTGACTCACCTTATCTCGTTTAGGAGGACACAAAATGAAAATAGATACTTTTATTCAGCTAATAAACGACCTTAGAAAAGGCCAGCTAGAAAGTGATGATGATCCGAGTAACACGCTCATCCAAATGTATACGAATCCTTTCGATACTATGGAGAATGTCGAGTCCACTCGCCTCATTCAAAGTACACCAGCCGCAAAAGTTTGGGGGGACGGTACTACATATGTAGCTACTGACGTCCAAGGCGAGGTTTGGAATGCTCCTTCCTGTGGCTGGTTATGGGGATCTAACGGGAGGTGGACATAAATGAACGATAGTTTAGAAGCCGTTGGTTACGTTCGTGTAATGAAGCACGATAAAGAAACGGGCGAGGTCGTTTTTGACCAGGTGTTTAAAAACCAGATCACGAACTTTGCACGGGGCCAAGTCGCTCAAATGTGGACAGGCGTTCAAGTACCGGTTCCTAGCTCAATCGCTGTTGGTACGGGAACCAACGTTAACGGTACCTCCCCTTCCGATGTAGCACTTTGGGCCGAATTAGCTAACACGAGATTTGGTGTAGATTACGCTACTACATTCTTAACCTATTACGTTCAGTACTCGATAACTTACCAACAAACTGACGCCTTGGGTACGGTGGATCCCGTAAATAACCCTACTGGCTCGATTGATCTAACTGAGGCCGGTTTATTCGATTCTGCCGGTAATTTATGGAGTCATGTAGCATTAAATGGTGTATCACACGATAACACTACGACTCTGTCGATTCAATGGCAAGTTTTAATGAAAGGAAATTAGTACACATTATGTGTACGTTTTAAGGAGGTTAATAAATGGCTTTATATAACATAACAGTCGGAGGCCTACCGCAAGCATCGGATTTAAACCAGCTAGTAGATGTATTTAAAGGCACCCACGATATTGGAACGATTACATTCGCTCCTACGGTGGTTGCACCGACAACAACTGGCTTCTCTTTGGTTGGTCAAGCTGGATCAACGCTTGGTGTCGGAGCATATAACTATCAGTTTACGTACGTGACCGGATATTACAAATCTGACGGCACATTAGTATTAACGGGAGAAACAACGGTCTCCCCTTCCCTAGCGATCACAACCGCCAGTGCAAACACGACAGTTAAGGTAACACTACCGGTCCCAGCAGCTGCTTCCGTGGTAGCAACGAGGATCTATCGTACTGCCGTGGGTGGAGCAACGTATGGCTTAATCGCAACAGTCAAAGATGGAACAACTATTTATACAGATAGCACGGCTGATGCAAGCCGTGGAGCAGCCCCTCCAGGATCCAACACAACTGGAACACGGTTCGGATCGTTAATAACCGGAGACTTAACGGTCAAAGGGTTTATCTCGAACAACGGTCAGGGTAATGTAAGTCCTAACTATATTGAACGAAACTCTCCGAACCCGAACTTATACATTAACCAGTTAGGCACAGGGGTCATTGCTGACTTCCAAGTTGCTGGGGTCTCAAAAGCATCGATTTCCAACAGCGGTGTATTCGTCTCAAACGTGGCAACGGGCACAGCACCATTCACTGTAGCATCAACGACGAAAGTAACGAATTTGAACGCTGACTTGTTGGATGGAATCGATTCAGCTGGCTTTACTCAGCAGACGTCACAATCGGCAACATTACCGGCTACAGCTGGTTGGTACCGTATTGCTCAGTCCGCATCGAGCATCGCTCGTAACGCAGCACGGTTTGAATTAGATTGGACTCTGTCTGGTGTTCACGGTCAGGCTACATTTAACGCTGGTATCATGTACGGAAACACTTCATCTGCAACGATTAACCAGGTAATGTTCTCAAACTATGTTGCTGGACACGGAATCACCCAAGCTCGTATTGTTTACCACACGACTTACTCTGGTAACTATGCGTACCTTGAAGTTTATAACGCTGGTGCTGACGCCATCACGCTTAATGTTCAGATGATTAGCGCTCTAGGTTGGTCGTTGATTTCACCAAATACGGCCGGCTCCATTCCAGCTGGATATACCTCATACGGAATTACGTTCTATGACGGGATATCAACGGATGGACAAATCGTATCTGCTGTGGCAACGGGGACAGCGCCTTTAATCGTTGCTTCAACTACAAAAGTAACAAACCTAAATGCTGATCTGGTCGATGGATATAACTTTAACCAGGCTCTTCAGACAACGGATAGCCCGTCATTCAACCGGTTAACTTCCACAGTGGCTACCGGTACAGCACCGTTTACCGTAACATCAACAACAGCTGTTGCGAATCTGAACGCTGATATGGTCGATGGTTATCATATGAACCAAGGCGTTCAAACGACAGACAGTCCGACTTTCGTTGGTGGTTTAATCAAAGCGTCCACAAACGGAACAACAACGTTCCAAGTACAGGACTCCTCCGCGAATCCGGTATTCAACGTTGACACAACGAATCAACGTGTTGGTGTTAATACAAACATGCCGGCAACGTTAATGCACGTTTTCCAAGACGCCAATGCCGATGGTATTAGACTAGAACAAAAAGGCTCAGCCAATTGGTTCACCATGCTTTATATGCCATTAAATACCGACTATAACTCGGCAGTCTGGTACTGGAATGGATCCGCATTTGCAGATCAAACGCCTTCGGCCAACGTCAGTTTACCTGGTCAATCACAGGTATTACCGTCTGCAATTGGTCATTACTTGTACATCGGTAACACTGCAAAAGTCACTCGACAGATAGTCGATATCATAACAGCTGGTGTTAATGGGGTCATCGCATGGGAGTATTGGAATGGAACGGCTTGGACTACTTTAAACGGTGTTACACCAACCGGAAACAACTTCAGCTCTGATGCGACATTCACGTTCATTGCTCCAGCCGATTGGACGGCAAAAGCAGCCGTTTCAAACAGTACACCATTCATGCCTTCGAGTACTACAGCAAATATTCCGGCCGGTGCTTCAACGGCTGTACTGTATTGGATCCGTGCAAAAGTAACTGTTGCATTCACTACGGGTGCTACTTATAACTATTTTACGCCATCCCCTTTCACAGGAAACGCTATTGGGTTAAACGTTGCCGGTAGTACAAAATTCACCGTTAACTATGCCGGAGGAATTGCTACGGGTACTAGTTTGTTTTGGACGGCTGCTATGCAGTCATATGGATTGAATCTGAATAACTCCGATATCATCGGTGCCAATAACATCGTAATGAATGATGAAGCTACTTCAGATACCGAGGGGATGCAATGGCTTAAGTCAGGTAAGACATCTGGGTCAACCGATTTCACGAATGATTACGATACGTTACGTGTACTAGATGGACAAGTGTTCCTAAACAGTGAGCCTGTCATAACTGGAGCTAGAGGAACTTTATGGTCGGGTGGTTACTATTTAACGGATACTCAGACTATTACGCCTAGTAAATCGTTAAGTCAATGTGCAAACGGTTGGATCCTTGTGTGGTCGGACTACGATGCTTCAACCTCTACGGCTAACAACTTTGACTTTGATTACACTTATATACCGAAGAACAGTCCTGCACTTGGGTATATGCATAATGAAGCAATTGGAGCCTATGTAAGTGCATCGACGGACACTATTATCACGAAAGCTTTCACGCCTACTAACACTACTATCACAGGAAACGCAGCTAACAGCTCGGCTACCACAACTGCGAATGACGTTGTTTTACGCTATGTCCTAGAGTACTAGAAAGGAGAATACGATGGATATTTTCATTCAGATAGACGAAACAAAACGAGTGATCGGGTGGTCTAGTTCGGAGGATCAGAATTCAATTCTGGTCTCCGTTCCGGACGATCACTCGTTTTTCAGTAACCCGTTCGTTCATCATTACGAAAATGGTGCACTAACTTATAACGAAGAAACGCATTTACGTCTTGCTCGGAACAGTAAGATGAGAAAGCTAAAAGTAGCATGTGATGAAGCCATCCTAGGTCGTTTCACTGCAACGGTTGCTGGCGTTGAATATCAATTCTCATGCGACAATGAAGCACAGAAAAACTTCGAGAAATTGGATCGTGCTTTCGAAAAAGGTCGTATAACTGAGGAGAAATGGACTGCTTACGATAGCGACGGTAATGTGGTGCGTCTAACTCTAGATGCAATGAAATTCGAGTCGGTCTACGTGGCGCATCTGTACCACATCTCAGGTAACGTCTCTAAACTTCGTGACGACCTGGGGCCGAAAGTTAACGCAGCACAATCCCTAGACGAGTTGAGTACAGTCATATGGTAAAAAGATATTTTTGGAATCTACTAATTGCCATCGACCAATTCTTCAATGTTGCTCTGTTTAACGGGTATCCGGACGAAACGATTTCAAGCAGATTGGGTAAGCATGTTGCCAAACACGACAACTGCCCTTTTTGCAATCTCGTCTGTAAGTTTTTAAACCTGTTCCAGAAAGACCATTGCGTCAAGTCAATTGAATACGATGAGGGCGAACCCTTTAGTGATTGACGGTCTATAACTAGGCCGTCTTTTATATTGACTCGAAGGGAGGTGAAACGATGGAGCACGAAAACAACGAGCGTATTGCAGTAGTCGAGAAGGCAGTCGAAAACATCGAAAAAGGGATGGGTCGTATGGAATCAAAATTAGACACCCTATTAGACAACATTGATAAAAAGTACGTCCCGAGAACTGAGCTCGAAGCAACCGTCAAGCGTCTGGAAGAGAAAATAGCTAACCAAGACGAAGAGATGACGGCGATGAAAGACCGTAACGGCAAGATTGTCGGTGGTCTAGTTACTGCGATTATCACTCTCGGTGCTGCTGTATTACCAGGATTTTTCAAATAACAATTAAACGGAGGTATTGAAATGTTACCAATTACAGAAATGTTTATTCCAGTAAACCGATTTTCACGTAAAGGAACGAAGATCGAAAAAGTGAAAGGAATTGTAATGCACTATACTGCCGATCCTGGAGCGTCTGCTGTAGCAATTGCGAAATACTTCGCTAATCTACGCAAACAAGATCCTAACGATGAGAGATCCCGTTTTGCTTCGGCCACATTCGAGGTTGATGATGTAGCTATCGTTGCTGCCCTTCCTTATAAGCCAGGTGTCGTTGAAATGGCGTACCACGTTGGATCTAAAACTTATACGCCAGAAGCGTTAAAGAAATTCGGTTCATATCCGAATAACTGCACAGTCGGTATCGAAATGTGTTTAGACGAGCACGGTAATATCACTGAGAAAACGTTCCAGAACGCTGCTGATCTAGCTGCTTACCTATGTAAGCTATACGGATTAGACGAGGGAGATATCACGACTCATAAAGCTGTCGTTGGTTGGAAAGACTGCCCTCTTCCATGGATTAAGAAACCATCTGAATTAGTTCGCTTCAAAGCTGAGGTTCACAAACGCCTACATCCGGCTCCTGTCGCTAAACCGGTAACCCACTCTGTTTTACGCAAGGGAGATACAGGTGCTGAAGTTAAGCTTATGCAAACGTTGCTTGAAAAGAAAGGTTTCGAGTTAGGTACGCCAGATGGCTCATTCGGACCACACACTGAGGCAGCTCTAAAGGGATTCCAAAAGAAACTAGGCTTAGCAGCTGACGGTATCTGTGGCCTTTACACTTGGAGGAAGTTACTTGGATAGCATTAAAGTGTACATTATGTACACATATTACAGGGCGCTACATTTCGTGGCGTCCGTCTTTTTATGGAGGTAAATATGTCGATGGAACAGTTAAGGAAACATTTAAAGCAATATGGGCCCGGGAATTACGCCAAGGTCGTTCCAGCTCATGACCAGTTCCAGACGCTGAAGACTGTCACCCATTATGAGGCCCACGAGGAACGTTCTGAGTCCGCAGAATTCCGTGCTGTAAAGAAGAAACTTCATGCCGAGGGTGTTGGGTGCTGGATCGGAAACGGACGCTGTGAAGGCGACCTAGAGGTTCACCACAACGTGGTCGAGTACTCAGCTATGACTGAAGTCGATTGGGAAAAAGTGAAGGCCGATCATCCGAACATCACGACTCCCGAGGATATCGACGGCATGATGGTCTTGTGTAGCAAACATCATCGTGGGATCGGGACAGGAATCCATACAACGGACTACCCAACATGGGAGCTGCAGAAATATCTAACACCGGCAGCACTCGATAAATTCGAAGCAGCCGTAAAAAAGTTAAAGGAGAATGATAAATGATGAAAGCAAGATTACACAATTACGGTTTTTGGATGTCATTAGCATCAGCTTTGGTTTTATGCGCTCAAGCGTTGGCACCGTTATTTGGGTTCCACTTACCGGCTGGAATTGACGTGAAGGTATCAACTGCTGTTACCGCATTACTTGGAGTTCTTACTGTGCTTGGCGTAGTATCTAACCCTAAAGAAGGTAAATTTTACGCTGACGAGAAAAAGTCTGCATAACGAAAGAACGCCCTGGCTTACGCTGGGGCGACTTTTTTTTATGAGATAAAATACATTATGACCATTATACATACGGTAGTAAGCGCCCCCAGCAGTCTGAGGAATGAATCAGCATCCTTGACGTCATACGAATGATACTTCCCTCTTTGACGAACTAACCTAATTGACCTTGTAGACCAAGGCTCCTCCGGTGACTCGTATTGATCCGGAAGGAATCGTCCCTGTTCGTCTCTCAGCCGGTTCTCCCATGGACTCGACTCGTCCTCGTCCATCATCTCCATTATCGCCATCACCCTTCTTAACTTCCGTTGATCCATCATCATTAACGTCCTCCCCTTTCGCCTTCTGTGCCAACCAGTAACTATTGTCTGATAACGACCATTTTGGAGCCGGTGCTTCTTTCTTCATATACGGTTCTAAGATCTCCAGGAACTGTTCGGAGTGGGCCGCCGCAAAAAGTGCAGCTCGTATGATTTGGTTCCGGTCTAACTTAGTTGCATGGAACATTTCATCTACGTAATTCTTGAATACATCATCATATCGGACAGTTGGTCTATACAATAAATTCACCCTTTCTCGACGTCTCTGATAAAAGGTATGAGCCAAGGCTCGTCCCATATTCCTAAAACTTTCGTAAAAGTGCTTATATATTTAGGATTTTTGGGCAAGGCTGGTGGTACATATTCTATTAAGGAGAGATGAAAATGTGGGGATTCGGTAAGCCTCGTAGCAAATTAGGTAAGTGGTTGGATAGGAACGGCCTGGATCAACAGGATCTCATTCAAGAGTCGAAGGTAAATAAAAATACGGTATCTAAAGCATGTAACGATAGTGACTATATTCCACGCCAGGACGTAATGAAAAAGATACTGAGGGCCGTAAGAAAAATGGATCCGGACGCAAAAATGTCTGATTTCTGGGATATGTAATTGTTTACAAGTAATCGTCCATAGTGTACAATCTAGTTATTGAGATGTCGACACCACAGTCGGCAGATGGAGGTGACACTATGATACGCAATAAGGTTCAACAGTATTTTGACGCTAACGGCATCACGATACCTATCGCGCATCATGCGACTAAAATATCCAGGTCTAGCTTAACCAGGTTATATCGTAATGAAGTCGTTAATGTGAACATGGATACGCTCGATTCGATCTGTACCGCATTCAACTGCACACTGAGTGACTTGTTCGAGTTTGTACCTGAGGAACAGATGACAAAGGATGATCACGTCAAAGCAGCTGAACGTAAGCTGCACGTTGAGTACTACACCAAGCTTAGACGTAAAGGCGCGAAGAAAACCGAGGAAACTGAGTAATGGAGACAATCGCTCTGGATCAGGAATTAACCGTTGAGATTACCTATCTAGGCATGGAAGACGAATTACATGTCTGGGATTTCAAGTTTATTGACAACGGTGACACAATATTAGTGCCCGTTAAATATAAGACGGATTCTCCAGATGCGAGGACGTCCCTGGATATACTGTTAAACGACACAGGTTCGGTGGACGTTGATTTGACGAAAGTTCATTGGTGGTACACTAGCGTATTAGATGCTTTTAAATGATAGGAGGAGAACGAATGCCGAAGTGGGAGTACAAGTCAATTAAAACCGAACCAGCAAAAGGATTGTTCATGCAAAAAGGAATCGACCTGGAGAAAACGTTCAACGAGCTTGGCGCTCAAGGTTGGGAGCTAGTTCATATGGTCGGACTAGGAGCCGGTGGAAGTACGGTAGCTGGCGTTCAAGCCGTATTCAAAAGGATGGTGGCATAATGTATTTCATTAACGATTACCACGAGCAATTATTCCGTAAGTTTTACGACCATCTCGGCTTCAGAGGTACAGGTGGTCTTGATCCAGAGTACGGAGCATTCGCTTATCTAATGGCTGCTATTCAAAAGGAATACGCAATGGACTATTTCGACGAGGAAGGCATCCAAATCGGTATGCTTCAAGAGAAAATCGGTGTTTGGTCAAGTGGGGAAAAGGCAATGGCGAGGTTGGCAATCCAGCTGTTCAACAGTTCTTACGATGATATTACTACACACCAAGTCTTCCAATCACTAGGAGACGATTGGGCACCAGCAGCGCTCCAAGGCATTAAGATACGTTACAAGCTAGGTGTCGAGCGATAGAAAAAGAAATGTGCACTTATTGTGCTAAATGGTTCCCTGTATTAGATATGACGATTATGCGTGAGAAAGGCAAGGATTACGTCGATCATTATTGTGACCGGTGTTTACCAGAAGTGAGATCCAACATCGCAACTTTACCGTGGAAAGACTTATATTCGTTTTATCGATACAAATAAAAAAGGACGCCAGGATCTCTCCTAGCGTCTTTTCTTCGGTGTTCCGTTTGGAACGTCTGATTTAGTTCTCGGCGTTGTATTGAATCCATTCGGCAAGCCGTGGGCAACGAATCTGAAGTTATATAAACGGTGTGACTCTAAGTCGCATTCACTGCACTGGATCACGCGCTCTTCGTATTTACGTAGCTGCATCGGCATCTCATGGCCATTATCGCATCTATAATCATAATAAGGCATATTAAAATGACACCTCCTTACTCATGTCACGTCTCATCACATTCACGATGATTGGCGTATACTCACCGATAAAAGCACCAAGCACGTTATACTCCAGGTACTCATGCGCCTCATCGACGGTCATATCTTCCATTAGGATCTCGATCATCTTTTCATAATCGTAAATGGCAACGGACTCTAGGCCACATCGCTGACCATAGCCGATTAATGCTTCGTCGAATCCGTCCCAGACCAACGCCTCTTCGTTCATCTCAGATAACGAATCACGTATTTCTGCTGCTATTGCGCTCACTACTAGTCGTCCTCTCCGTGCTTATCCATGAAGGTCGCATAAGAATTGCCAGCATAATCCGGCTCCTTCGTTAGAAAGTGTGGGGTGCCCTCATCATCTTCGATCTGGTACTCGTTCTCGAATTCATCAACAATTACGTACGCATAACCTTTCGTGAAAAACGGTTCTTTCGTTGTATGGCATACAAAATACATTTTCGTTTCCTCCCTATTTATCCAGCAGATGGTCGTACCAATCGACCTCTTTATCTAATTCATCATCCGTATATTTATCGAAGTACCCCGGAAGTACCGAGGCACCTTCAATGTCCCAAATCGCTTGAGTAATAAACTTAATCTTCTCGTCTCTAGTCACAGTGCGTACCTGTTCGCCAGCATACGTAATACCGGTTTTCCTTTCCGTCACCTTTATAAGGAGCAACAGTTGTAAGCCCGTAGATCCCGTACCCTAACGGATGGTAGTTAACTCTAATACTGACCGCTTCGACCAACGCTTCTTTGTCGGTCTTTGGATTGTAATCTTCGACCTCAACGACTGCCGTATGTGCCAGCAGCCCTTGAGATCTATCGCGTCTATGTGTTAGTACGCCGATTAACTTCATTACTTCAGTCCTGGAAGTTGCATGATCGTATTAGAACCGGATACTTGAGGTAACTGACCGTTCCACTTTTCGATCATCTTCTCTTGGATGACCAATTCGTTTAATGCTGCAGCTTGCGCCTTAGTCGCTTGAGATTCGATTTTCTTAGCTTCTGCTTTCGCCTTTGCGTTTGAAATCATTGTCTCATTCGTAATCTTAGCTGTTTGTTGCGTAGCTAAAGCTTTTTGCTTTCCTAATTCAGCAGTCGCTAGTGCAGATTGAGCAGCAGCCATTCCTCCTGGAGAGCCAACGTGTGTGAATCCGAATGTTCCTACATCGATACCTGACTTCAATAGCTCGGCCTTTAACGCTGCATTGATCTTAAGCGCTACTTCCGCTTGCTTAGAACCTTTAATTTCGTTCCAGCCGTATTGATGTGTTATTTGGTTAACGATATTTTTCATTGTTGGAGAAACGATAGAGTCACGGATATAATCGATGTCCTTACCGCCAACTGCTTGATACAACGCTTTAGCATCCTTAGTTGAGATAGACCATGTTAGAGACGTGTTAACCGGTAGCTCCTGTTGATCCATCGTGCCAACTTTCCAAGACGAATTTCCTTCGCCGCCTTCGCTAGATTTGTCGCTAAGCACTAGAGATTGCTTATACGTCGGATATTCTTGAACACCGGTAGTCCAACCTGTCCAGTGCCAGCCTTGTGATATTTCAGTTACCTGACCGTTCATGTGCTTTACGATACCTACGGAACCTACCGGAATGTGAGACGAACCACCCCATGAAAAGATTGCCCCACCGATTAATCCGATTCCTACTACTACTGCTCCGATAATTCCTACGCCTTTTTTACCTTGGTTATCTGTTCTCATTGTTCTATTCCTCCATATTCTTTTTCACGTTAGTAATCATTTTGGTTACGATTTTTCCAATCGTTTTAAATAGTCCTCCAAACAGGACAAACATTAGGGCCATACCGATAATCGTTAGCACGGCACCCAGTAAAAGTATCTTAAACATTTGTATCCCCCAAGAAGACCGTCCGTTGACGGGCATGATTCTTTTTCACTCGATTATCCGTTTGGAACGTATTCTCTTCGTTCTTACGAAGATGTTTGTATTGATCGCCCAGATAATCGGCCAGGATGTATCCACCGAGTCCATACAGCTGAAACGAATCCGGACGCTGGTTGGTTGCGTGAACGTACTCTTCGATAACTAAGTCAGCGACGAATACTCTAGTGTCTAAATCCGGCTTGTTGTCGGCTTTAATTAACTGTTTAACAACCGACTTCAGCTGCTCTTTAGCAAGGGCCAAATCGTTACTGAACGGTTGAACACTTACTGCTGGCTCAGTCTGTATGAGGTGCTGCATTCTTATAACCCTCCTGGACTGCGACTGTGTCCGCGATCTTACGGACTAACCGGCGTGAGTACTCCTCAACAGCTTTCATACTGATCTGCAGCATCTTAGCCGTTTCTTTTTCGGTGAACTCTCGCTCGTAACGCCAATACAGGACTTCACGTTCCCTCTTCGTTAATGGCGCTTGGTTCTTAGTACTCTCGAAATCTAGCAGCAATAAGCTGGCGTCAAGGTCGCCTTTTAATCTGCGACTCTGGATGTAAATTAAATTTTCTAAGAAGACTTCAACGCCTTCTGGTGTATGCATCGGGAACTGTTCCTCGTATGCACGTTCTTTGCGATGTAGATCAACTCTAACTGACCCCATGATAGACAGCCTCCTTACCTTTTGGCGCTTTTAATAATGCTAATCCTGACCAACCGGCTTTTAATCTATCGTGAAATGTCGACCTAGATATACCAGCTATTTCGGCCCACTCTGAGCACGTCTTCTTTTCATTATTAATCGTTACGAAAACATTTTTAGATTGATTGCGTTGCTGTACTTTCTTAGTAACCCATCTACAATTCTCTGGAGAATAATCCTTATCGTTGTTGATACGATCTATTGTTAATTCATCGGAATAGCCATTACCTAAAGACCACTCAACAAACGCATCAACGCTGTTTGACCATTCTTCACAGACTTTAATACCTCGACCTCCGTATGCCGGATAATCTTTTCTTTTAGGGTTATTACAACGGGTTTTCATCCCATTTAGTATTCTAGTAATACGCACTCTACCGTTAGCCATTGTGACGATCCCCTTTCTTAGGTGCGTGGATCCCGAAAAACTCGTTTCGACGATCTACTAGGATGGCACCATCTGAAATGGAGACACGAATCATATCCGGCTGATTTAATGCATATTCTTCTGTTTCACGATGTTTAATTGGAATAGGTGTCATTTGAATTGCTCCCTCACGATTTTTTCTAGGTCTTTTACAGAACCGTTGGTGTCTACGTTAATTGCGTCAAAGTCGTCAGGGATGAAGTGCTGTTTCTCGAATTCTAGCGCCTCTCGTTGTATGTTTCCGTCTCGTCGTTTTAATCGTTCAAACCGTACATCGTCATCGGCCACTAATCTAATTGGCGTGTATCCACGTTGGTTTACGAAGTATTCGTACTCATGCACATAGCGACCATCCATAATCAGACGTCCATCGCTCCATACGAATGCTCTTTCAGCTAAAGCGCACCATATGTCTTGCCCGTAGATATCTTTGTAACCCTCGCCAATCTTAATCATCTGTGGCCTATTCGTTTTATAATCCGTTCTCATCAGGTGTCGGACGTACTCACTGCGAATTGGGTCTGCTAAAGCCACGGCTGTTATATCGTGGTTATGCGTCATCAAATGAGCGAACGTGTCCTTCCCCGTACCGGCTAATCCGAAAACGAAGTAGTTTGCCATCCAATAACTCCTTTCTGTTAACGTTTCTTCATACATACAGTCCGGCCCATAACGCCATTTGTAACGCGAGAAAACAAAAAAAAATACGCCCACCATTTAGGTGAGCGCATTTATCGTTATAATGTTGTTAAACGAATGTCCTTACGGCTTGCCATGAAGTCCGCTAAGTGAACGACTTGTTCCAGGTAAGTATCCGGTTTGATTCGACCAACAGACGTCCAATCACCGTTAGCGATATTACCCATATGACGTTCGATTGCGTTAAATATGATGTCCAACTCGGCTGGATTCGTTAATAAATCATCTAAACGTCTTTTGTAATAACTACGTGGTAAGAACGGATGCATGTCGTGGTATTCGTAACCATAATCAATCCCGTACTTTAAACAGTCGTGACCAGCCATGGCTACGATAGCAAGATCCGTTTCACGCCGACTTAGTCCGAATGTACGGGCCAATTCGTGTGCACAGTGCATGCCCATGAGAACGTGATCTACTAGTCCACCAAGCTCTGTCGCCCAGTGGTATTTTCCTGACGATGAAGCCGGGATTACAAAGAAGTAATCCGGGGCCTCTAAAAAGAATCGACGAGCGACTGAGCGTAAATGGTCGTTGACAATCAACTCCATGAATCTTTCACTTTTAATCAACGCATCCATCTTCATCTCTACGACTTGCTCGTTGGTTAGTTGAACCGACTCACCTTTTACTAAGACTTCCATTACAGGATCGCCTCTCGTGAATCATCGACTATTCTACGAACATTCTCGTGGTCAGTAACACCAGCGAAATGGCCTTGGCCTTCCTTCGTCTTATAGAAGAGGTCACCATTCTCACGTTTTTTGATTTCTGTTACAGTACGGAATGGATTATCAAAAATCCCGTTACCAGTACGTTCAATCACGTCACCTACACGGATCTCAGTTGGTTCTGGAGCATGGATGTACTCAGACGGAATCTCTAGTCCGAAAGCACGGCGTAATGCGATTGCTTTACCGATATGCTCGTTGAAGACGTCAGTTGGGTCACACTTAGCGACACCTCTCGCCCAGGCGCGATTTTCGTTCATATACTTAATTAGAGCGACAACAGTACGCTTTTCACGGTTCACAACGAATTCAACTTTATCAGTGCTGCCGTGACTCTTCGGATAGAACGACTCACGTTGGCCTTTGAAGTTTCTAACGCCCATAGTGATAGGAGTTTTCATTAATCGTTCTACGTCCTGTTTGGCTTGCTCGATAGCCATGTCACGAATGTCTTGATCCGTTGCTACACGAGCTGGTTCTTCCGCTGGTTCCGGGAACAGTTCAACAGATTGGGCCGGCTCAAACTTATCTTCCAACGCTCTAACACGTAAGCTAAGATCCAGTAACTCGTCCTGAGTCATCGATAACAGACGTTCCAGCTGTTCGATACGATCTTCTGGAGCCTCATACTTCTCTAGATCGCTTGGACGGAATAACATCCCGGTTCCACCTTCTACCGGTCTAGCAGCGATAGGATGTGTACCATCCGAACAAACGAAATTTGTTTGTTCGATCACAACGATTCCATCGACTTTTCCGTTACCATACTTAGATAATTCTAATTGACGTGCTTTATCTCCAACTTTAAATTCCACTGTGTTTGCTGTTAAATTTGTCATTATTAATCGTCCCCTATTCGATAATTAAGTTATTAGTCTATTAAGCTTCCTCGAAAAATTTGTCTGTCCATGGCTCGACCTCTACGACCAGAGCACGTAATGTTTCCGCTAGGTTGGCTATCTCGCCTTGAGCGCCTCTACCTTTTTTACGCTTACTATAGAAATCTAGTAAAGATCGTAGATTCGCTGATAACGTTAAGTTACAAGCTGACGCCTGAGGTAAGACTGATCGTGCGTCTTCCGCTGGAATACCAACTGCACGTAATGTATCGTAGTAAGCTTGCGTAATATCCATAAATCGTTCAAAGTACTCTAACGCCTCTGGATTATTAGCGACCTTTTCTGGTATGATATAATCGAATCCTCCTGACCTATCGTCAGAACCAAATTTTACATACCTCTGCGATTGAACGCTGAATGATTGGTGACGATGCCTCGTCAGCTGTGCGAGTGCCGCTCTAGACAGCCCCTCAACGCTGAATGTAAATTGCAGATGCTCTAAAGTTGAGGTATGGCCCGAGCGTACAATCTGTAAGAAAAGGCGTGTTGCGTCTGATTGTGATGGATCATCCTGTGACGGAGTACCGAAGTACTTCACACCTTCGCTCATAGCGATCTCTGACGGCTTCAGATGGCTATAGCATGTACGAATCGCAGTTAATGCGATAACTTGCGCTTCTGAGAAGCTGAGACTACCGAAATCCTCGGCGTCAAGCAGCTCCCCAAGAAACGCTGGGTCTAACTTAGGAACGGCTATACGTTTAACGTTTAATTTAGTTTCCAACGCTAATCACCTTCTTAGCCTTCCTTGTATCTTTTGCTATAGCACGCATAATCTGATTTACGTAGATACGCTTTCCAGACTTTTTGTTACGTGGATTACGTAAAGCAGCGTAATATGGACGCTTATCACCGAGTAGTTGTAACAATGATGGTGTCATTATTCGGTCACCTCGCTATACGTACCTTCTACGGCTTTCTTGATAGTTACGACTAGAGCCACGCGATGTACGCCATCAATGGTTACTTCGCCTTCTGCCGGTGTAGCCGAGATCTTTTCTCTAATCTGGTTAGCAACCTTCTGTCCAGCGAAATTGATCTGGTGAACGCCTCTATCGGATACTGCTGCTACTTCAACGGTGCCCTTTGCGTTTAATTCACGGATAATTGCATTTACTAGTTTCTTACCTTTGTTTTTAGCGCCGACGATAATCATTATTCTGCAGCCTCCAATAGATCAGCTTTAAGCGTATTAGCTAACTCAAGCATGATGTTTCCGAATTCAGCGTCATCATCGCCATCAATCTCGCCCATATAATCAACGAATAAATCACGTAACTTGGTGTACTCCTCTGGTTCAAGGATGTTTCTTCCGAAATTCTCTCCCAAGAAAAACTGTAGAGCTGAGAATAACGCTAACTTTTCTCTCACTGTTAATTCGTTCATTTACTTTCCCTCCGATTTGAATGTATAAATTGAATTCCGTGTTTTAACTACTAAGCTATCTGGTAGGTGATGGTGCTCCCACACGCCAGAAGTCGTTAATATCGATCCTTCATCGACGTATTTCAGCAGCATCGGCTCTCCCGGAGATAACCAGATGACCTCAATGCGATGCCCTTTTCGTCGGGCATCACGTTCGGTCGGTTCACCTGTGCGTCTATCTACGATACTTTCAATCGTGTAAATCATGCGAAAATATCCGCAAATGCTGTTATAGCTGTGATAATGTAGAATGCTACGAACATAAACGATAAGAAACGTCTTACTCCGTTCTGATTCGCTAACATGTTTAGGAACTCCAACAGTCCCAATAGGAAACACATAACTAATACGATCCAAGATAAAACGATCATCGATTAGCCTCCGCAATTTGACGTTCTATCTCAGCTTCCAATAATGGCTCCGGGCGCACGAACGTGGGAGGCTTCATCACCTTGTTTGTGTCCGGATTCAATCGTGGCTTGCCGTCTTCCCACAGCTTAGACATGTTGGCGTCCTGTACGATCTGGAACAGTGGCTCTGGTAGTACGCCCAGCTCGACCATGGTTCCGATAGCTAAGTAGATAAGGTCGATCATTGCGTCCGCCTGGTCTACTAATTCGGAGCTACCGAGAAACTCCATTAATTCTTCAGCCATATATTCATAACGTTGTTGCTGACGAACCTCGTCCATTACCGTTGGCTTATTGGCAACCGGTTGGTTCATCGCTAATTGGAACTGCTTAACCATTTCAAACTGTTTATTCATCTAATTCCCCCCCCTGTAATATTCCGTGTTTTACGTAAATTTCTTTTAGAAAAATCGGATAGTCGCCTTTGCGATACTCTAGCAATCTACCGAGACGCTTACGATCCTCTTCGTTAAAGATCGCTTCGAATTCGTTGATAGACATAAACTTGAACAACTCACTATAGCTGCCATCGATGTATGCATATCTGATCTTCGGATAACCGTAAAACCCAATATGTCTGCCAGCGTTTCTTTCGTTCCACTCGTCTACCCACTCCATGAAACGTTCCTTGCTTTGAATCTTTATCGCTACCTTAAGACCACCACGGTCAGCTTTACCAGCGTGAATAAAAGCAACTTCGCCCATGTTATTCTCCTTTAGGTGCTTCGACTTGTTGTGGGCCGATTACTAAGTAAGCAATCTTCGCACGATCAAATACCAATAAGCCCGTTCCAACCACTAGTTCGAATACACCGTGTCCTAATCCAGAGAACCATTGACGGATTTGTTGAACTGAATGATTGTTTAATCCGTTAACAACGACTTCCTCTGCTCCGATTACTTCTAGTTTGATAGTGAATAATTGCTCCTGTTGTTGTGGAGCCTCTACCACTGGGTCTGCAGCCAAATCTTTAACTGTTCTACGTTTTTTCGTCATTTCGTTTTCCTCCTATTAAGTAACTTCATATATACAGTCCGGCCCATATCGACGTTTGTAACGCGAATAAACAAAAAAAAATGCGCCTACCGTTTGGTAGACGCTTTTAGTTGCTTATGATATTTTAATAGGCTGTGTGCGATAGCGATAATCTCCGGTAGATGCACCGGCAGATCAAAGCCAGAGACGGTCTCACCCGTAAAGCCCTGGAAGTATTCGTGATACTCGACCTCGGACGCCTCTTCGGGGAAGTTTTCATGTAGAACCGCTAATTGCAGTGCCCAGCCGTCATAGACATGGTCCGGAACGATTGATTCGTTTAGCCGGTAATATAAGCAGCTGTGAACCAGGATCTGACGTCTACGGCGACGAATTAACGATTTGATATCGTCATCGTTCATAGATGATGTAATCTTCCGCTAAGATATCAGTCTGAGACGCAAGCCACGGAACCACGTTCCCTTGAGCCGTTTTCATTGCGATATAAGCACCGTAAGGAACCATCTCACCGATTTCTCTACGGGCTATGTCGGTTGTGGCCGGGTAACTAGCAGCTGGTACGTAATATAAGTACATCCCCTTGCCGTTCCAGCCAGCTCTAGCAACAGGATGCCCGTGTTTCAACGCTCTTACAGCTGTGTCAAAACCCATGTTATCTAATAATACTTTCATTAGTTCCCCTCCAGGAGCTCGTCTAGTTTACCTTTCAACAGCTCATACGGATGGAACCCTTTGCCGAAGTGAACCTCTTTTCCGTCCACTAAGATGAACACGGATGGTACACCCATTACGTTGAAGTCAGCAGCTTGCTGTGGATCCTCCATGACGTTAATCTTTTCGATCTTGACGGTGTCGACGTATTCCTCCTTGATTTGATCCAGTACCGGCACCAACGATTTACATGCGCCGCAATTGTCTGAGTAAAAGTCTTTAATTACGATTTCCATTTTATCCTTCCTTTCGTTGTTACATTATTTTCTCGTAGGGTGCAACATTACTTAGTCCACAAATAATCCAAGAAATCTAGGTACTCAACAAGGTGTTTGTCACTCATACCATCTAAATCTTTTGGAATTAAACCAAATTCTTCTTCGCTTTCGCTAATGAATTCCCTATATGTTTGTGTGTTAGTTGTCAGCTTTTCAACATCACAAATTCGCATATCTAAATAATCCTTTGTAATGACCATTGTTAAACCTCCTTAGTGAATACTTTTCATCAATAGCGTCATAGTTCGTCGAAGCCGTTATCAATCGGCTTAGAATATTGACGTGATTTACCTTCAAAGAAGTCTTGCTTCGATTCATTCGTATCCTCGAAGATCTTAATCCATTTCAGTGGATTCGTTTTATAACCTTCGAATGGTTTCTCCTGGATGCCACATTGGCCCACACGCTTATTAGCGATGAACTTGATGTATGCTTCTAGGTCGCCCATATCGATGTTGTCGAAAGTATCTGAGATAACGTAATAACCCCACTCGATCTCGAGCTCGGCAGCTTCACGGAATGTATCGATGATGTACTGATGATTCTCAGGAACGTCTAACTCCGGATACTGAGCGAACAACGCTTTTAAGATTTCCGTGAATAATCTAACGTGCAGCTGCTCGTCCTTATTGATGTAGTTAATCATTCTAGATGTCGATAGCATGCGCTGGTCCCGAGCCAGGTTATAGAAGAACGCAAAGCCGGCATAGAAGTACAATCCCTCTAGAACGATATCTTTAACGATGGAACGGAACATTGTGTATGGGGTCGGGTTATTTACGAACTCCTCGTAAGTCTCAGCAACGAATTCATTCCGTTTCTTCAATATAGGATCGTGCTTCCAGTATTCGAATATCTCTTCTTGTTCAGCCTTCGTGCATAGCGACGACAAGATGTAGCTGTACGATTGGTTGTGCACTACTTCTTGGAACCCAGTTACCATCATTAAAGCTGATAGTGATGAGTCTGTGAGATAGTCAGCGATTTTACCGCAGTAATCCGTCTGAATACTATCTAGGAAAGCTAGTAGTCCGATGATGCGTTTGAACGCGAATTGTTCTTTTGGTTTCATTTCTGGGAACTGTTTCTTATCGTCGTTCATATTAATCTCGTTAGGAATCCAGAAGTTCGCCAGCATATTCTTGTATAGGCCGTATGCCCACGGGAATGCGACATCATCCCAATTTAGTACGTTTGATGATTCTCCGTTAATAATTCCGGTGCTTCGGTTTGGTGCTGTAGTATCGTACAGCTTACGCTTTTGTAATTCCATGATGTTCTCCTTTCGTTAGTCCAGTTTCTTGACTGCGTAATAAGCGTTTCTTATATAGTTCAGAACGGTTCTTAAATCTGTCTCCCCTTCTTCACGCATAGACTGAACATCGTCCTCTAGTTCACTTAAAATCTCTAATACTTTTTCTTTCATTTTCGTTCTCCTTTCGTTGGTACATAATTTGTTTCGTAAGATGACTTAACGTAACATCATAAGTTCCGTTTCTAATCGTTCGTTTTCATCTTTCAAATCTTGAATAATCCTGATTAATTCCAGTGTCGTTAAGTCAAGTAGATGTTGTTCTGATTCCATTTTCACAATCTCCTTTACGCCACAATTTATAGTCAAAGGAGGCCCGAAGGCCCCCCCCCGTTGTTACTGACAGAATTCACAGTCCTCTACTTCGATTGCCTTAGAGCGTACGTAGTAAGTCGATTTCAAACCGGACTTCCACGCATCGATGTGCAACGCTAATAGTTCACCGGCTTTAATTTCGTTTGATACATATAGATTGAAAGATTGACCTTGGTCGATGTGGCGTTGACGTGCAGCCGTTTGTTTAATACTCCAGTGCTGATCCAAAGCGTATGCAGTCGGGTTATAGAACCAGATTGTTTTCGGACTCAAGTCTGGAGCCGTAACAGGAATCTTAAAGTTCTTCTTCTCCTCGGCATACTCCAGTTTGAACACAGGATCGATACCAGCGCTGGTACCAGATATTCCAGCAGTTGACATAGTTGGGGCTGTCGCAAGTAACCAACCATTACGTAGACCGCCGGAAACATATTCAGCCAGGGCCAACCATTCTGGTGACGTATAGCCACGGCGCTCAAAGTACTTACCGCTTTGCCATTCTGAACCTTCAAAGGCCGGATAGCTGCCCTTCTCACGAGCTAAGTCGGCAGAAGCTTTAATAGTTAAATAGTTGATACGCTCATAAAGCTCATCCGCATATTCAACGGCAGTGTCGGATTCCCAACGAATTCCTTTAAGGGCCAACAGGTGATGCCACCCAGACGTGCCCGAGCCAATAGCACGGTATTTACGATTAGATGCCACAGCTTGCAGCACTGTCATTTTGTTCTCGTTGATGTCGATAACATTGTCTAGCATACGAACTTGAATCGGAATCAACCGCTCCAGCACGTTAGCCTGTACAGCTCTTGATAGAGTAATAGACGACAGGTTACATACAACGAAGTCTCCTGGCTTCTTACGAACAACGATCTCGCCGTCTTCTATGACTTCGGATACGATTACTGTCTGAGACATGTTTTGCATGATCTCGGTACATAAGTTACTGCACAGAATAGTACAGATTGCCGTTCCATCCGGACGATATTTCTTATTCGGATTAGCACGGTTAACTTCATCACGATAGAACATGTATGGTACGCCCGTTTCTAATTGGCTAATCAAAATACGCTTCATAATATCGATTGCTGGTACAATCGTTTTGCTAATGTTAGGGTCGTTCAGCAGCTCATAGTACTTCTTACGGAATGTACCGTTGCCACGCTCTTCATCGAAGAAATCATCTAAGTACCAACCCTTGGCGTCAAAGACTTCCTTAGGATCGAACATTGCCCAATCTCCACGCTTATCAACTTGCTCCATGAATAGATCCGGGATACAAGCGCCTAAGAAAACATCGTGAGCACGGAATCTATCGTCACCATTGTTCAGCTTCAAGTCTAGGAAATCGAATGTATCTTTTCCGAATAATGGATAGTACAATGCGATGGACCCAGCACGGGTGCCGAGTTGGTCGACTGATACGCCAGTTTGGTTATACTTCTTAGCCCACGGTACAATGCCGTTTGAGATGCCTTTGAAGTTCTTGATGTAAGACTTCTTGGTACGGACATATCCGAGATACATCCCGATACCGCCGCCATCTTTACTAAGACGTGCGATATCGTGGTCTGCCATATAAATACCATCTAGGCTGTCGTCCACGGTTTCAATGAAACAGCTGGATAACTGGCCGAATGTTTTACCGGCATTCGATAGAGTCGGTGTTGCAACGGTCATATACAAGTTTGATAGGGCCCAGTACGCTTCCTTAACGAGAGTCAGCCGCCTATCTTTCGGCTCATTCATCATCAACGTCATAGCGATGAGCATGAATCGTTCCTGAGGAAGCTCGTACAGATTCTTGTCGTGATCCTTCGCTAGGTAACGGTCTGCTAGTTGGAACAATCCAAGGTAGTTGAACAGATAGTCACGTTCTGGAACGATAGTAGCCTCGAGCTCATCGATCTCTTCGTTTGAATAATTCTTCAACAGATCTTTCGTATAGATACCTTTGCCAGTTAGTGTACGGATTAACGCAAAGAAATCGCCGTACTTATCGTTTGGATTGTAGACACGGTTTGTGGCAGCTGTTTTGTATAATTGGCGCATATAGATTTCAGCAGCAACGAATGTCCAATCCGGATGCTCTCCAACGTCTTTGCCCGTATGATCGAGCGCATAACCGATTAAACGGTCAGTGATTTGCTGTGCCTTGAATTCCTTTTTACTAGCAACAAAATTGGTGATATATGTCTTAAATTCCTGTGCATCCAGGTGTGGGTAACGCTCTGTGACGGAATCTATAAATCTCTCTAGACGTGGTTGGTCAAATGGTAATTGACGCCTACCATCTTCTTTCGTAATAACAGTCATTGTGATTAGTTGTCCTCCTTAGGTGGGTATTTTTTGTATTGTGACGCATCTAGTCCGGCTGATTTCCTCCGGTTATACACTCGCCTTGTAACACGTAACGTAAAACCTTTAGCTCCAGCTGGTATGTCGTTGATTGGGATATAATAGATGTCTCGAGTATTAGGATCAAAAACTGCGATAATATCGACCTCGGACGGGTCATACGGGGTATCGTAAGACACCCGTAAGTTCCCGTCTCTAACATCGGTCCTAGCTGTTTTGACTTGCACACGGACTACCTCTTTATTTGCCATCTCCACCATACGGTCATACCGTGTAGTGACGGAAGGCTTAAGGACATTGAAACCTCGCCCTAGAAGATCCCACTCAACGGCCGCTTCGGAGATGCTACCGACTTGCGCTGAGTTCATTAAAGTACCTCCTTCTATACAGTCCGGCCTATAATGGCTTTTGTAACGGAGAAATTGAAATTTCCATCCGTTCTGGTTCTGTCTTATCGATTATTAGATAGGCATGAATTTCCTTGATTTGCTTGTCGTCGTGCCATGCGACCTTATTTAAACCATCAACGCATTTGACGTAGTTATCGAGATCACCGTGATTTTTCTTGTTGAAATAAACCTTTACTTCAACGTACAAATCACCGGTAAAAGGCTCACAATCTTCATACGCGTCCACGTATGCATTACGCATTTTCAGTTCATAGTTCTTAGTTGCCTCGGGCGTGTAAGCTGTACCTCGATATAGCCTTGGTCGTTGCTTCGCTTGTGGTCGTCCTGGGACAGTGAATTGGCGAACTTCTGTCAATCTGTTCACCTCCTCTCAGGAACGAAAAAGACGGCAACCGAAGTTACCGTCATTCCTTGTAGCCGCCGTCCTTGGCGCATTGACCTTTGAATACACAGAACCCACACTTCTCTAACTCAGGTGCCGGTAGTTCGCCCTTCTCGATTGCACGTACAATCTTAGCTAGACGGATCAGCAACGCCCGTGCCTCTTCCTCTGATACCTCAACGTAGAAATGTGCTTGGTCTGGTTTTTCTGGGATAATTTCCTTCCACTCCGGCTTCTGGAGAGCTTCGTATTCGAACATCCAATTTTTAATGCCGAAGATAAGGAAATAAGATGTTGCTTGGGCCCGATGCTCAGGTTGAGGTTGACCAGCTTTCACGATCTTGTTCAGATTCTTCCGCTTGTCCTTGGTCTTTTTCTCGTAACCAATGATAGCAACCTCGTTACCTTCCGAGTCTAATAGCGCCATCTTACCGTCAGACCGGCCTCGAAGTTTGACTACTACGTCACCAACCTTATAGGACTTCTCACCGTTAATCTCAGCTTCTAAGAAACGAAACTTAACCGGCTTACCAGCAGCACGTAATTTCTCTTCCATATTTAGATAGTCTGCTTGGGTTACATCGTGAGCTCCGGTACCATTCCTGGACATCCGTTCACGCCAAGGAACCAACGGAGTCACATCAGTCTCGGCATTCGTGTTGATGTAATACAGCTCCCTTGCACAGGAATTAACGCCACTAGGGCTGAAAACAACCTCTTCGCGATGACGTTTTTTCCGTGGTAAGCTGTAGAAATCCTCGACCTGTTCCGTAAACTCTTGTGCTAACGTCTGATCCGTGTTATTTGGTGGGACGTCAGCGTACTTAGCAGCATCTTTTGCATCAAAAAAGACATCTACGCTCATTGCGAGATGCCCCCTTTAAATACTTCAACCACTAACTCAATTGCCATTTGTGCCGCTACCTTTTCGGTAAAGCCTTCTTTAATCGCTTGTAGATATACTTGACGTGATAAACCTACTAATGTAGAAACGGCAGTCGCTAACTCCTGTTGTTGCGTGTCTTTCTTACCTTGCAATACTGCAAAGAAATCCTCGACTGAGTTATCTCTCTTCAAATCAATTCCCCTTTCCTAATAGTGCTGAAATATTTTTCAATACGGCATCATTCACAGAGATCTGTTTCTGCGTCTTGATACGTAGAGCAGCCAATTTATCCATTTCAATATCGATAGCCGTTACTACACTGTGTAGTTCCGCATTAGCTTCTATGATGTCTAACTCTGTTTTTCTGAATGTTCCCAACGCCTTGTCGGCTTGGCTTTGGATCCTGGTTACGGCTTTCTCGTGTACTGTTAATGCTGACTTTTTCATTGTTACTCCCCCTATAGATACATAATGTGTACGTTAAAAGACGCTCATGCTGACTCCTAAACCAGCACGAACGCCCTGGTAGTTACGCCGCTATTGGACAGTGGTTCTCGAAATCCCATTCTGATGGGCCGTACTCTTCTGACCATCTCGGCATAATTGCAATGTCTGTTTTCAGTGGAACACCGAGGTCGACGGTATCACACATGATAGAACGGATCTTCTCGATCAGCTCCGGTGTCAGCGCCTTTAGTGGTACTGACGGGATTAATTCGTCATGGATCGATGCGTGTAGCTTATAGCCGTTTTCCTTTACGAAGTCATACATCTTAACCATGTTTTGCTTGAGCACGTCAGCAGCTGATCCTTGAACGATCATGTTTAATGCAGCACGTTCAGCTCCAGCAACTAGGCCCCAAAGCTTGTTACGTCTAGCCTTTTGGTCAGCTTTCATTTCCCACGGCTTCATCTTGTTCAACCGTTGTAGCTCTGCATGATTCTTACGGTAATCGGGGAACCTACGCTTACGGCCAAAGAGAGTTTCCGCATAGGCTACACTTCCACGTTTAAGCAACTTATTGATTACGTCTGCACGGAATCTCTCAAGGCCTGGGAACGCTTGGATCATCTTCTCGAAGAAGTTGGCCGCAATCTCCTCTGATACCTTCATAGATCGTGCGAACGATTTGGCGCTGGATCCGTAAAGATACGAAAGTACGCCTTGCTTCATTAGCTTTCTTGGTTGGAATGAACCATCCGGTGAGTACGCTTTATCAACGCAATTCTCTCGTGGGAATCCGAATGCGAACATTGCCATTTCCGTATATAAATCTTTTTGATCCAGGTAGAACTGCAGCATCGAGCTGTCGTCATAGGACTGTGCTAAGATGGCCGCAATAACCCTTGGCTCAATTTGGGACAAATCGGCAGATAACAGTATCCATTCCTCATCTGGTATGAAGCACAAGCGAACTTCTGCTCCGAATCCTTTACTAGGAATATTTTGAAGATTGGTCCCCTTATCGTCATCTCCCGTTTTTGAGTGCTTACCTTTGACGTAAGTACTCGAGGAGTAACGGCCGGTTTCGGTACCAGCCATCTTCCCCGTTTCTGATGCCATGTTGTTGAACTTCGAGTGCAGACGTCCGGTTGCTGGTTCTAACGCTTTCGGCATCTTCTCTAGATAAGTAGAGACGATCTTGCTTAGTTTGCGATATTCCAACATTGGCGCTAACGACTCGTGATCCTCACACAGAGCATCGATTACATCGGAAGCAGTCGTTCTAACTGCTTTGCCGAATTTCAATCCGATTTTCTCATCTACGCCTAGATGATCGTATATTAAATACGCTAAGTGCTGGGGACTGTTTACGTTGAATTCCGTTTCAGTACGCCCTAGAACACTAGACATCTCTTCAAGAAATGCCGCATCGATGTTAAAGGCTGCAATGATGTTCTTCTCGGCTTCTTCCAGGCGTGGCTTCAGCTCCACTCGTAACCGTTCGACTCTTTCCCAATCGATACGGAATCCGGTGCGCTCCATCGCCAAATCTACAACCATCAATGGCTGCTCGATTTTATACCATACCGTCTTTAGGTTATCCCTAGTGTCGATATGAGGCTTCTGGAATTTATATAGTTTGTAAGTCTTATAGGCATCACCAGCAGCATAGATCCCGGACAATACCACATCCTTATCGTAAATGGTCGCTCCATCGAATAGATCAGCGAACTGAGGAGATTTATCCTCTTTACCAAGTACATAGAAATCGTACAACGACTTCAACTTGTGGTTCGGTTCCTTTTCGTTTAGGATCTTGGATACGATACATGTGTCCCAGAACGGATTGGCAACGACAATTTTACTGTTTAGGAACAGGTGACCATCGTAAGCATAGTTATGCCAAATGGTTTTGTTTTTCGGATTACTTAAGTACCACCGTGCCATGCTGAGTGCAATATCCTCCGGTACTTGCGCCTGGCCCGTAGTGTGGCCGAATGCAACGTAGAAGGCTATGTCATGGTTTGGTAGGTACGCTGAGTATCCGACAACCTTATCGTTAAATAAGTCTAGTCCTGTCGTTTCAGTGTCCCATGCCGTCTCAGGCTCGGTCTGCAGCATCTCTCGGATCTTACCGAGGGTGATGATGTCTTGTACGACCCAGAAGTTAGCTGGTTTGGTGTCTATAACGTGCTGTTTCAACTCCTCACGTTTAGCTAACCGGTGCCGTTCCCATAACTCAAAGACTTCTTTTTTCGATAGTTTCTTAGTACTATCACTACGCTCAACTCTGCTCGTCTCTAGCAACTGTTTCACTTCGAAAACAATCGCCCTCTCGTCTTCTTTCAGTTTAGTCGTAAATATTCGGTCAAAAGCTTCCTGGAGCGTCTCAGGCTTTTTCTTTTCCTTTGCCGCCTTGGTCGCACGTTTAGTCGCCTTACGTTCTTTCTTCTCTGCCGTTTCTAGAACGTCTAGTACATCCGCTAAAATATCGCTCATATTACTTCAATAAGGATTGTAGAAATGTTTCGAAGTTTTCTTCGGCAGAAATCTGGTAAGAAAGAGTACGTCCATCTGGAGTGAATGCGATATAAGTACTAGTAAGATCTTCGTTATCAGTACGAACCAGGATGTGTTTTACTTCGAACTCAGTAACTTCGATGTCAATATCGTGTTGCTCTGAAAGAAACTCTTCTAGCTCATCAGCGATTGGATCAGTAGCTTCGTCGGATAATGCAGATTCAAAGTCTACTAGTTCATCACGCTCACCAGTAACAGTAACTTTACCGATTTCCTCGCCTTCAAATACTGCATAAGTAACGGAGTAAGTTACGTAACAAGCTGCTAATTCACCGGCTACTGATTCTTCTTGAAATTGTTCGAAATCCATTTTATAATCCCCCTAATCGTCAAAAACGTTTAATGCACTTTTACGGTTTAGTGCGAACCGAAATTGTGAGAGCCTAACCCGCCTGTCAACTCTCTGCCATCGCCCCATCATCGGCTTCGGTTCCCATTCGTATTTACCTTTTAGAACGGCAGATCGTCTTCCTTGATGTCTGTTTGACCATCCGGGATAGATTCGATTTTTTCGTCTGCAGCAGCTTCTAATCCGATTAGCTTACGAACATAGTCGTCATCTGGTGGATTAAGTGCTCCCATATAGAACTCAGCATCGATTACAACGCCTTCTGGAACAGTGAACAAAGCTTCTTCTGCTTTCTTAACGCGAATCGGCATTAGGCTGTAAGTGGTACCAGTGTCATCGCCGGAGCGAATTAACGCAATAGCAGTTACTGTGCTGTCCTCTTCGTATTGATCCGTGTAAGCATAGATCACTTTCATCGCCTTGTTACTAGCATCGAACACTTCGACTTGTTGAGTATCAACGTTGAAGAATGGTACCAAGGTACTCTTAGTACGCTTCACTCCGTGCTGGCAGCTCAAGCAGTTCTTACCGGTTTTTGGATCCTTACAAGTGTGGGATTTGATTCCCTTCTCGAAGTCACCGTGACGGAAATACATTTTGAAATCAGTCGTTAACAGAAATCCTCGTAATTGGCCACCATCTTTCAACTTTACATAGTTTACTTTTTTACGAGAGTTTTTCTTTTCGGCCTCTTTACGCGCATCGTCTCCCTCGGCTAATAGTAGATCGTTTAATTCTTCGCTCATTCGTTTACCTCCATTATTTTCGTTTGATGGGCTTGACGCCCTACACTATAACAGTCCGGCCCATAGAGGCGTTTGTAACGCATTATTTTGAAAAAATATGATTTCCGATTCTTTCTACAACTTGTCGAGTACGGATCCAGTGGTCGGATGTTGCTCCTGGGTTGAAGAAATAGATGGCTCCGTTTGAATCACCATGGTATGTGCTTAGTACTTCTTTGGCAGCACGGATTGAATCGTCGGAAGCTGGCTTATTAATCATGCCGTTTGCTACCGGAGAGAACTGGTGAGGCGCATAAACGACTGCCTCGACTGAGTCCGGGAATTTCGGTGAAGCAACACGATTCATAATCACTTCTGCGACTGCTACTTTCCCTTTGTACGGCTCACCCCCAGCCTCTGCCTCGATGATCCGAGACATTACGTCAAGATCACGGGCAGAATAGGTAGTATTCACCGTAGTTGTTGGATTCGCTACATCCGGTGTTTCTGTTGTCTTTATCACATCGCCTGGAAAGATCATGTTCGGATCTTTAATTTGTGGATTTAATTTAATTAGGTCGATTAACGTGATATGTTCATTTACAGCGATTTGGCTAAGTGTATCCCCAGGACTCACGTTGTACGCAAATGCCGGAGATGCCGCCATTAACAGTCCAGCTGCTAACATCGGCGCTACTAGCTTCTTCATTACATCACTCCTAGTTTTTTATTTGCCTCTATGGCCACTGTCAATAGAACAGTCCGGCCCAATTACGGTTTTGTAACGAAAAAGGCAAAAAAAAAATCCCGACCGATTGGCCGAGACTGAATGTGTATGGTTTGGTGTAGTGATTGTGGTGATGTATGTTACCCTAGCATTCTTGCGTAAGTACTGACCTCACCGAGGCTGTCGCTCTCACTATAGAACGCAAGTGTGTCTTCCTTCATTTTTCGAACAACACGGCCTGTCCAATTTCGTAAAGCCGCAGCATTGCCGGTTCTTCCCATCTTCAGAGCAATCTCATGATGAGTGTAACCTTGTACCAGCAGAGCAATAACCTTTGCGTTGATATCACTGATCGAGCAGAGATACTCGTACAATTCCGTATCCTCAATAGGTTGCTGGTAATCAAACGTATAGCGATTGTCCGGCATTTTAGTCTGCCTTAAGTCGCTTGGAATTACCTTATGACGATCCCTAGCTGATTCCCTTTGCGTACCATCCGGGTTCCTTGGGAATAACCGTCTACGTACGTAGTCATGCGCTAGTTTCGGGAATTTAAAGCTGCAGTACTTAGCGAAGTACACGCCACTGTTGACGTCAAATTTCTGTACTATCTGAATGAATCGTTCCTGGAAGTATCCGAAGAACTCATCCTCGTAAAACGATGGGAACCGTATTGCTGCCCTTTCAGCTTGAACCTGTAATCCTTTTTGGTAGCGTAGGAAGATGGTTGAGAACGCATCATCATCCCCTTGCTGTGCAAGTGTTACTAAACGTTCGTCTGTCATTTCAGTGTATGGTTTTGTCATTTTGAGCTGACCCCTTTGTCTATTGTGTTAGAAGAATAATTTAACGCCCATCGGCTTTCTATTGTCCAGCAACAAACCGATTTCTTCTTTAGTAAGATCGTTAGCGTCCTTGACCTCTCGATCAATTAACGACCAATCGACTTCTGACAGACGAAATCTCCCCGATAAGTAATCGGATATTAGTTCCTTTGCGTGTTCCCCACCCTTATCGTTATCCGTGAAGGTGATGATTTCTGAGTAGGTCGGTAAATTACGTATTAACTTATCTGCTTGTGCTCGGTTAAATTGATTGCCTCCTATGCCAGCTGCTCCGATCTTTCGTGGAGCACCGCCTTGCCAAACGGATATGCCATCAATCTCAGCCTCAGTAAGTGCCACCTTAGTGAAGCCGTGCCGCAGTATCTTGTTGAAGCCCCATAACGTTTCTGCCTTTAGACCAGGAGGCAATGGTGGATCGTACCAAAACTTCTTATCTAGTACACTACGAAACTTTACAGTTATTAATCTACTATCCTCGTCATACCAAGGAATCGTAATTGCTCGATGCTGTTTCGAGTAGCCAATACCAAAGAAACGCTGCCACGATTCTTCAATACCCCGTCCATCTAAGTACGGATGTCTAAACTTGTAAGCATCAAGGACGTCCGTGCTGATGAAATAGTCCTGACGTCTCGCCTCGTCCCCAAATTCTAATGTTAATTCATCGTCTAGATCAACAGCATAACGACCATAGGTATGAATCAAAAATGTTTCTGCGTCGAATACCGTGTCGAATCGGTCTAGTACTTTCACCAGATGGCCGATAGTCCCACGAGCACCGCAGCCGAAGCAATTGTAAACCCCGGTCTCGCTGTTTACACCGAAGCTTGGCGCTCGTTCGTCATGAAACGGGCAGCAAGCCATTACGTTATCACCAACCGGCCGGACTTTATGTAGGCCTTTCGATTCGAGATAATCATGTATGTCTAATTCGATACGGATAGAACGTATGATCACGTCACTTCACCCCTTCGCCATAACAGTCCGGCCCATTTCGAGGTTTGTAACGCGATTTTCAAAAAATATTTTCTTTCTTAATTATACGAACAACCGTTCGCAAAATCAATGATAATTATACTTTAATCCGCTAACGTAACCATGTTAACCAAGTGGTTAACGTGTTGGAACTATATTATTATATAATTACAAATGTTACATAGCAATAACAACCGCGAGTAATATTAGATGCAATTTTTGCCATTAACCACAAGGTTAAGAAGTTATGTTATAATAATGTTATAATAAAAATTCGTACATAGTTCTTAGAGAGGAGCTGGTGAAACTGTCACAGGGGAAAAAAAGTATTGATATAGAAAAAATTGACGCTGACATGCACAACCAACAAGAGAAGCTAATGGGGCAGTTAAGAGCCGGGGCCTATTTGAAGCAACTTAGGACGGACAACGACTTATCATTAGCTGACTTAGGTAAAAAATTGGGAGTTTCTGCTGCCTACTTGTCAAATATCGAACAGGGTGTAAAATCAATGAGTGACCATTTCATACGTCAGATATCGGATTACTATGAAATAGACGAAACCTGCTTGTTTGAACTGCTTGGTCGGGTTCCCTTGTTGGCGCGAGAGCAACTTGATGAAGCAAATAGTCTCCAGGATCTATTAGTAGAAATCAAACGTGATAAAAAGCTTACAGATGAAAAGAAACAAAAGCTATTTGACCAGATGTACAAGCTATACAAAAACTTTCCAGACTAATCTTCCATCTTAGGAGTTGACATATGAACCCCAAGCATTTTGAAGGTCATTATAAAGTAAACAATGATGGGCCAATTGTTGATGTATTAAACTGGTTGCTGAGAAATTTCGATTATCACACGGCAGTTATCATCAAGAACACAGCTACTGACGTCTCGGCCGTTCTTCTAGGTATTATTATCGGTATGGCGATCATGGTTTATGTACTAAAGGATACACGCATGGTACCGGATCCAGACGCAGAGGAGATTCATGTAACCAAACTTAAGAAGAATGAACGCACTAAACTATTTGTTACCGTACCACAGTATGAAGCCGGTAGATTGTCGTTTATTACAGGGTTTGTGATGTGGATATACGCAATGCTAATAAAGTTTTTACCGATAAAAAGACTTAAGTTCATCGACAGTCGACGAATCCGAATTACAGGTTCGATTATCTTGCTTCTTGTAGTCGGTATCCTGGTATTTAATATATTGTTGGACTCAAATGTCATACTGCCAGATGGCCACGGTGGTTATGGAGTATATCACAGATAAAAAGAAAGGCGACCCCACAATGGAGTCGCTTTTTTATTTTATATCACGATTAAACCGATTCTGTGCAAACTTTCCTCCGATTCCTTTCGGCAAAGACGTCCCTCTTTCGGACTTAACATCTTCCCTCTCCCCCACTACCAGTGGTACCGTTTCCGGTGGTTTTGGTGGGTTGCCGGCCGCAAGGTGGAGAGCGAGGGTAAGGACGTCCCTCTCTCCGTAGATATCGACTAGTCCTGACCAAGCACGTAAGATCTCTTTGATCTGGTCAACTACATAACCCTTCTTGGACGGAGCACCCTTCTCGATAGACTCGATGAAGCTGTATAGCTTGGGATCCGTTTCCGGATTCACGTACATCTGAAACTTCTTTTGCTCCATCATAAATTCTCCTCTTCAGCAATATCCTTGGCGATAGCATAGAAGCCTAGAACGTTGGCCGTTTGTGCTTCAGCCAGGACAACGAATGTATTCTTCTTCTTAGCCTCGATGCGTTCCTGGTGCAATAGAGATGTTCCTCCCGTCCATAGTACAGTAGTATGGGCGTCGAAATCGAACTTAGCTTGCTTGACGAATTTGTACATCTCATTGAAGTTCTTGTCTAGGATTTCGATAACCCTCGGATCATCGTTAATAACCGTGGCAGCACCGTCTTTTCGAACACCGTTAGCTAAGATGTTAGGCATGTTCTCTACAGTGATTGCCGATAAATTGCCGTGCTGTCTAATCAGATACTTACGAATTTCCATATACGCATCCAGGGCTCCGAGAGTTAAACCTTCGTCACGTTTGATTAGGTCACCTGTGATTGACGCCACATCGAAGGATCCCGTACCAGCATCACACACTAGTACGTTGTCTCCCCACTCTTCAACGATTCCGTTAGCAACGGCATAAGCATAAGTCCCGAGTGGCTGTGGAAGTACGATGCAAAGCTTGATATCGATAGTTAACTGGTGATGCCCATCGATCTTGATGATGGACTTTCCTCTATAGAAATCCTCAAGCTGTGGTCCGATTGCTTCGTGATCTGTGTTCGGTACGCCCAGCACTAGAACCGGAATCTCGATTATATCGAATGTACCAAAGTCCTTTGCGATGAATCCCAGCAGCATCTGTTTGTACTCATCCGTGAAGTACCGTTCCCTGTCGTTGACTGCAACTTCCGGATCTAAATTTAGGTCGAATACATCTTGCCCGACAAAATATTGAAGCTTATTATCAAGAGTAAAATAGTTACGATCTGAATTGTTGATTCGTGGAACCTCGGAAAATACGCTTGGCTCGACGATGACGTCACTGCCATCGAATACCCTTTTAGTGAAGCCGTTCCCCAGGTCGATTGCGTATAATGATGTTGCTTTCTTCTCCTTACCCACTGTTACAGCTGCTCTTTTGCTTACGTTTGTCATTAGTTTCTCCTCCAATTATCAAATGAATGTTTAAACACTGTATAGAAAATGTTTCCTGTGTTACCAATATAGCATAACGCCCAAATGAATGTCCATACATTCTCTAAACATTTTTTAAACATTTTTCGATATCGAATAGGGGAGGGGAGACACGAAAAAAGACGACCCTTGACGAAGGGACGCCTTATCATCGTAGTGTGAACTAGACATCTCTTCTTTCGTACTCAGGACAAACTAATATTAAATCATTTTCATCCGCATAAAATTCGGAATTACATTCATCAAAGGTTAGTGTGACTTCACTACCTTCACCAATTCCTGTAACTTCGTGTAGTCCTAATATTTCTTTTTCAGGCTTAAACCGAACAATGTCACCTAATCTGA